CATTCCAGGCAGCTATACAAGTGGCTTGAGAAAAAAGAAGGTGTGAACATTCATTCTAATATTGTTCCATGGGGAAGAACGTCCTGGCTCCTCAACGAACAGTGGGATTCCGGAGTCATCGGTAGAATTATGCAATCTTCGGCCGGCAACGGTCCAAGACCAGATGTTTCCTTCCAGCTCCAGCTTCCGAACGAGTGGGATCCTAACTTGGCACCGATTAACATCGGGATTACGGCAGCAGTTGAAACCGATGTTTGCAATCCACAGTGGGTTGAATGTTGTAATCGAATGACAGCAGTGGTCGTTCCATCCCAACACACTGCAAATGTTCTGAACTCATCTGGAAAGATCACCGTTCCGCTACACGTTGTTGGTGAGTCTTTTATCGATGAGTGCGTAACAGCAGAGCCTTCGAAACTCAATTTGGATACAAAGTTCAACTTCCTTGTTCTCGGTCAACTAACTGACCACAATCCTTATCACGATAGGAAGAATGTCATGTTCACACTTCGCTGGCTTTGTGAAGCATTTGCTGACGACCCGGATGTTGGAATCATCATCAAAACAAACAGCGGAAAGGGAACTAAGATCGACCGGCGCGTTACAAGAAACGTGCTTCAAAATGTTCTGAAAGAGATTCGACCCGGATTGTTCCCGCGAGTCCATTTCCTGCATGGTCACATGGACCCAGATGAAATTGCCGGACTCTACAAGGAAGAATCGGTCAAAGCGCTCGTTTCGGCAACAAGGGGAGAAGGATTTGGTCTTCCGTTACTCGAGGCTGCGGCATGTGATCTACCGGTGATTGCAACAAACTGGTCTGGTCATCTTGATTTTCTTAACCTGCAAAATTGGCTTAAGGTCGACTACAAATTGCAACAAATTCCAGATCAGCGATGTGATCAGAACATCTTTGTGAAAGGTGCTCGCTGGGCTGAACCAGACGAGGAAAGCTTTAAGTCAATTGTTCAAAAGTTCAGAAAGAAGCCTGAAAAGCCACAGCAATGGGCAACAGAACTTGGGAAAAATGTGAGAGACAAGTTCTCGCAAGAAAGTATTTGCAAGCAGTACGATGCAGCAATTGGGAGTTTCTTATGATGCACGAGTACTGGATGATTCCGACCATTGCTTTGCTGTCGATTATCAGCGTCTTCACTACTTACTACTGCATTTATTTTGCGAGAAAGCTCCTGTTTGTTACCGAGCAGATAGAGAGTTCACTAGATATACTTGACGAAAGATATGCATCGATCGATCGAATTTTGCAAATACCTCTGTTTCATGACAGCCGTGAGGTTCGACAGGTGCTAAAGGATATTAAGGCCAGCAGAGACGCCATATTAGAGGTTGCGGCAGCAGTCGGCCGCGTGGAGGAAGCAGTTGACGAAGAAGGTTAAGAAGAAGATTCGCCGCCGCAGGTCTGGCAAAAGAAACATGTATTTCACGATGGATACTCAGGCAGCAATTGTCGAGTACCAGAATAGCGAATGCCAGAAAGAGCGTGAGGAGCTTTACAACAAGCAAATCAAGTATGCTTTCGAAAAGTTAGTAGAGAACTTGATTTTCGTATACGGTTTTCACAACCCATACGAGAACACGAAGCACATGCAGTCTGATTGCGTTTCTTTCCTGTTCGAAACAATTCACAAGTGGAAGAAAGAAAAGGGCACGAAAGCGTTCTCATACTTCAACGTTGTGGCAAAAAACTGGTTGATCATGAATTCCAAGAAGAGACAGAAGCGAATTACTCGTCACGTCTCTTTCGAGAATCGCGACCTCCTAAGCGCGAGAGACAAGAAAGCAATCACATATCACCAGGTGATTCCCTCTGCAGACAAGGCACTCGATAAGATTGAATCAAGACAGCAGATTATCGACGCGATGAAAGCAATCAAAGATCAAACGTCTGTTGAGAATGAATTGTCTTGCATCAATGCAATTATCACAATGTTTGAAAACGTGGAGACTCTAGACTTTCTTAACAAGAGAGCTGTCTTTGTTTACGTCAGAGAGATCAGTGGCCTGGATAGAAAGCAGCTTTCAAAAGCTCTCGGTGCCATTCGAATTAAGTACGGCGCGATTAGAGATAGTCAAGAGTTCGACATGTTTTAGGAGAGTGTATGCCAAAAACAAGAACCAATGCAGTTGAAAAATTAGAGAAGCTAGGAAAGAAAGTCAAATCATTCTCAGAACTTCTAGACGGAATTGACACTCTCGAAGACAAGAAGAAGCTTCTGTGGAAAGAGATTTATGAAAATGCAATTTCCGATAGGGAAGCAGCTAGCACTCTATACACCGAGTTGTACTTAAACTTGAATGGCGGAACTCAGGACCACGTTGCTGCAGGTTCGATCATGACAAAATATCTTGAGAGAATGTGCAAGTCAAACGAGCAGATTTTGAAGCTAGCAGAACTGATTGCAAGAGAAGAGACCAAGGCATCTAAAATTGATGCTGAAGACATGTTTACAGCTATCAACGGGGGATAGGTGGGTCGCGCACAAGACATCGGTAGCTCACAATCAAAAGCAACCACGAACAACGGCAGGCGGCCGCCCTCCGGCTCAGCACCATTTTTGCGTGCTGTCGTCATTGACCTCATTTCAGATCCTGCGTATCTCACAGACGAAGAACTATCGGATCTATTCGGTGAGATTTCAAATCCTGGAATCCTGTCAGGAAACGCAAGCGTTCCAGCATACGACCCTAACGTCGACGACGTTTCGAAACTAAGGGTTTTGATCCCCAGAAACACACTAAAGATTCAGATCGTAACAGACGGAGCCGGAAAGGGAACGCTGAGTCCTTCACTCTGTTTTCCGTTTTTCTCCCCGCACGTTCAGCTTCCAGTTAAGCCCGGCGAACAGGTTTGGATCTACAACGATAACCCGGGTAGCCCATACCTCTACTGGATGTCTAGAATTGCAGGCCCAGGTTTTGTCGATGATATTAACTACACGCACCTCGATCGGCAAATACTTCCCGGTGCAGAGGGCATCGAACCGACATTCCCGAACGGAGACGGAACACAGGCAAACCGAACAATCGGAATTGATGACACTTACGAAACAATCGTTGGTGAATCGGCATCCGGTCTATCGTTCACTCCTGAGACAGTTCCGAGATTTACGAGACGCCCCGGTGATCTCGCATTGCAGGGATCCAACAATACGCTGATCCTCATGGGCGACGACCGAGGTTGGGGAGCTGATGAATCACCGGGTGACAGTGCAACGTCAAATGCATCAAAAACTGACTCAGAGAGACAGAGAGTGCTTGCAGGAAGCATCGATGTTGTCGCTGGCAGAGGGCGTTTCCTTGCAGATCCGGGCTCGGATCCCTCGAATACTTCACCGAAGTCAGTTGAAAATGCTAGAGACGAAACCGAGTCAGACAAGTTCTTCGTGAATCCAACAGAGGGGGATCCTGACTTTGTCCGGGATTCCAGCCGAGTATACGTTTCCATGAACACTGACGGTGATGCAAAGCTCGGATTTAGCGAAGGCGATACCTTGCCAACTCCATTTGAAGGCGAGTATCCTCAAGTTGAGTCTGAGCCTTTCGTTATCATGAAGTCAGACAATGTGCGAATCGTTGCAAGAAAAGATGATGACAATGGAATCAACGGAAGCATCAGAATTGTGAAGGAAGGCTCTGTTGATGAAGACCTTGCGACGATCATGATTACGCCTGAAGGCAACATCCAAATTAGTGGCGCCAAGATTTTCATTGGTCGTGCCGGCAATGACGGAGGTTCAGGTGCAGTTGACGGAGCAGAACCCTACATGCGCTTCAGCGATTTTGAAGCTTACATGAATGAGACTCTGGATAAAATCGCTGGCGACATCGAGAGTTTGGCGACTACCGTTGCAGGTGTCAACACTGGAAACGCAACACCAGGTTACGGTGGTCCGAATCCATCGCTGGTTAACGTTGCACTTGAGGCTAGCACCTACCAAGCTTCAGGAACAAAGGGTCAGAAAGACCAGATGGATGACATCAAGTCAGAAAGAATTTTTGGAGAGTAAATGCCAGTCAACGCAGGCGATACAACAGAAGAAACAGGAACCGGAACCCTAGCATTCCAGATAGCAGAAGCTTTCCTCAACAGCGTCCCAGAAGATCAACGGCCTGATGTGAAAGCTAAAGTCGACCTTTTGGCCCAATCGATTGCAGATGCCATAGCAGAAGCTGTGAATAATGCAGATGCAGACGACGTGCTAACAGGTTGATCGGAGCACTCCACGATCTGCATATTTATGGATGAGGTGAGATGTGCCTTCCGGTAACAGAAAAGTTTACAGCTTCAAATCCGTCGGTCAGACGAGCCAGGAAGCGGCAGAACAGAGGGCGGTAACAACTCGAAGACCGCCCATTGGAATCAAGACACCAATCCAGTTTTCAACAGGCGACGGTCTTTTTGATATGCACACCGTTGCTCTTGACAATATTCGAGACAACCTAAAGAATCTACTACTGACCAATCATGGGGAAAGGGTGGGGCTTTACGATTTTGGAGCAAATCTTTCTCCGCTTCTTTTCAACTTAGGAACTGAAGATTTTGATGCCGAAGCGATCAGAAGAATTTCAGCGGCACTCAGAAAGTACATGCCGTTTGTCGAACCTCAGACATTTGAACCCTTTACTCTTGGCGCATCGGAACAAGATCTATCAATGACAGGAATACGGATTACTTATTCCATCCCTAAGCTGAACGTTCTTGACCAAAAGATTGAAGTCATCTTACATGCGGGTGGATAGTGGCACAGAAATTTAGAAACGAAATCCAAAGAAACTACCTGGCCCGTGATTTTGACGGGTTCAGGGCACAGCTCGTTGAGTACGCAAGGATCTTTTTTCCTGACAAGATTCAGGACTTCTCTGAGGCTTCTCTAGGCGGCCTTCTGATCGACCTCTCTGCTTTCGTTGGCGATACCATGTCTTTTTATATGGATCACCAGTTCAACGAACTGAACTACGAAACAGCAACCGAGTTGGTGAACATCGAAAACCACTTGAGAAATGCTGGCGTCAAGATTCGAGGAAAATCGCCAGCATCGACCAACGTCAATTTTACGATCACGGTCGATGGACTTACGCAGTCAACGGGCCTTGTCGTTCCAGATACATCGCAGCTGCCAAAGGTTCTGACCGGTACCGAGTTCACGGGCGGCGGCGCAACTTTCACAACGCTTCAGGATATCGATTTTGCAAAGACAGACTTTCTTGGTCAACTTCTCGGAAATGTTGAAGTTGCAACGGTAAATGCCGACGGCTCTCCAGCAACATTCAACATTACGAGGTCGATTCCTGTTGCTGCCGGTAGTTTGATCACAGAAAATATCTCAATTTCCAACACATTTGTACCATTCAGAACGGTCACGCTGGCAAATGCGGACGTTTCATCGATCACCGGTGTTTTTGATTCTAGTGGAAATGATTACTACGAAGTTGATGACCTGAGCCAAGATAACGTCTTCAGAGCGGTTTCCACCGATAAACCACTTGACGGATCTTTCGCATCTTCAAACCTCGAGGTAATTCCAGCACCGTACAGGTTTACGACAGAAACAAGCTTGACAACGAGACTAACCACGTTGAGGTTTGGGTCAGGCGATGGCAAGTCGGTCCAAGACGACGTCCTTTCAGATCCCTCTGAGTTGGCACTTCCTCTTGTGGGAACCACGACGTTCAAAAAGTTCTCTATCGATCCACAGAATCTTCTAGAATCCAACTCGTTAGGAGTTTCTCCGAGAGGCACGACTCTTACGGTCACGTATCTTTCTGGAGGCGGCCTCAACACAAACGTTGCAGCCGGTACTATCACAACAGTATCATCGCTGCAAACAATTTTCCCATCTTCAGCTACCGGTGCTGCGGTAACAAGAATTCGTGCGAACGCTACAGTTACCAACCCGAACCCTGCGTCAGGCGGTGATGATGCTCTGACCGTTGAGGAGCTAAGGGCAAAAATACCTTCCGCAGTTAACTCTCAGAACAGGATCGTAACAAGGGAAGATCTTCTCTCTCGAGTGTACACGCTGCCCGCTCAGTTCGGAAGAGTGTTCAGGGCCGGTGTATCACCTAGCGGCGAGAACAAACTTTCCAGTGATTTGTTTATCATTTGTAAGGACAGCTCAGGCAAACTCGCACCTGCCAGCGATACGCTAAAGCTTAATCTTAGATCTTACCTTAACGAGTTCAGGCTGGTTAGCGAATCGATTGAAATCAAAGATGCAAAGATCATCAACTTTGGTGTCGACTTTACGATTCGCGTAAGACCAAATGCAAACAAGATCGTAACTCTCACAAACGTAATCAACAATCTCAAAGTGCTGTTGAGAACTCAGAATTTCCAAATCGGTGAACCGATCGTTGAGTCTGATATCATATTTTCAATCTTGAATACTGCCGGCGTTCAAGCACTTCCTAGCCTTAGCTTTCGAAACTTCTTTGGAACCGTCAACGATGTTTCGTACTCGGGTGAAGTGTTTGATCTCAATGCAAACTTGCTAAACGGCTTAGTTGTTCCTCCTAGGGATTCAATATTCGAACTCAAGTTTCCTAATACAGACATCGTCGGGAGCGTCCTGTGATACTAAATCTTACGGCTTCTGCTGACACGTACATCACCAATAAGATCATCAACAATCAGTTCTCGGCTTCCGATGCAAACGTCGGACGTGCTGGAACGATTGACATGTTTAAGCTGTATGACGAATCAACACTTACGGGATCTGCAAACGAGCCTTACTCAACTGATCGGGTTGAATTATCGAGAGCTCTAATCAAGTTTGATTACTCGAAACTGAACTCTCTTACTCAATCCAAATTAGACTTCACAAACTCGAGTTTTAAGGCAGAGTTACTTCTATTCGATGTAATGGGAGGTCAAGCAGTTCCGACAGACTTTACACTTTCCGTTTATCCTCTTGCGCAACAATTCAACGAAGGTAACGGTCGCGACGTTGCAGCATTTAGAGACATCGATGCAGCAAACTTTAATTCTGCAAGCTTTACCGGAGGCACAGCAACGCTTTGGGTCTCCGGAGGTGCCAACGCCGAAGGTATGCCAGGAGGCGGAGAGTCGTATGATTACTTTGCTAGCGGAAACATCGGTGGATCTGTAACCACAAACAACTTCGAGTCGAAGCAAGCATTCGCCGGCTCAGAGGACCTAAAGATTGACGTGACATCGCTGGTTTCTGCTTCACTAGCAGGGCAGTTCACGAATCACGGTTTTAGGCTTTCCTTTACCGGAAGCCAGGAGAACGATCAGAAAACTTACTTCGTTAAAAGGTTTGGTTCAAGGCAGGCCAGAAACCAGTTCCTCAGACCTCTTCTACGTATTAGTTTTGACGATAGTATAATCGACCATCACGAAAGTTTCTTTTTCGACCTCAGCGGCTCAATCTTTCTAAGCTCGTTCGAGAGAGGCCGGCCGGCAAGCATCAAGAGCGGTTCTGCACTAACGCCGATACTCGGATCCAACAGTTTGCTTGTCAACATTAAATCCGGTTCTTTCTCAAAGTTTGTGACTGCAAGCCAACATTCGATTGCTGGAAATTTAGGAGTGTTTGTTACCGGAGTCTATTCTGCATCTTTTGCTTTGAGTAGTTTTGATACAACTAGCGTCAATGGTTCTGACACGGTTGCAGATTTTGTTCGAGATAGTGGCAGCATCACGTTTGATACGTTTTGGCAATCACTCGATACTACTGCAGGATACCACACGGGTTCGCTAAAAGTCACCAGGCCTCAAAGATTCGGGTTCGATCAGGCTCCTAAAGACATAAGAACGCGTGTTGTTAATCTAATGCCTGAGTATGACACTAACGAAGTTGTGAAATTGAGGGTGTTCGTTCAGGATTTCAACTTCGAACCTTCATCTTCAAAATTTGCATTCCGTCAAAAATCAACAGTTGTTGAAAAAGCATATTACCGAGTTAAGGACGTTTTGACAGGAAAGGTCATTGTTCCGTTCATGGAATCCAATAATGGAACTAGACTTTCGTCAGATAGTGATGGACTGTACTTCGAATTTGATATGTCTGCACTTTTCCCGAATAGAGCATACACGTTTGAATTCAAGATTGTGGATTCTGGCGAAACAGAAATTCTTGACAGTAGATCGGTCTTCAAGGTGGTTTGATGAGTCAAAGAGATTTTCGAGATCTGACTTCCTTATTCGAGCCATCAGTTTCTCGAGGTTCAACAACCAAAAAAGTAGAATCGGTTCAGAACGTTACGCTTGATTCCATAGGCGAAGGCTTTTCTTTTCCCACGGAGAGTTTTCGTTTAGATCCTCCTGGGTCTCCGTTAAAGAACACGCAACAGATTCCGCTAGATTACTCGAAGTTCGAGAATCACACTTTCTTTAACAGTGCTGAGTCCAATGTCAACGTTGCATTCTCTAGAATCATTAACAATTATCCGTTCGACGGAACTGCAAACGATGTTCAGAAGTTTCTGGACGGCCTAACAGGGTTTGAGAAGTACGTCTTTGATCAATTTCCTAAATACAAAAACTTTGCGAGATTCCTAGCCTCAGATTCAACGGTCATTACTGTTGATGATTTTGCCGGAACAAGCCTTCCAACACTGTCGCGAGACAAAACTGGAAAGAGTATTCTTGATCCGGGCACAAACAGCATTTCATTCGAGATGCAGTATTTCTCCCCATCAGAAACAACAAGCCCGTCAGTTCTATTGCAGAAGCTTAGCGGATCATCTGGGTTTTCAATTGTAGCTTCAGGATCTGCCGGATCTGCTGACGAGAGGCTTCAGGTCTATTTTTCTTCTGCCTCAATAGGACTTAGTGCTTCGTTCGATGTTCCAAAGGGGCAGTTTAATCACATTGTAGCTCAGTTCAACAGACTTCCAGGAAAGCAACAGCTGGAAATCTACGTTGACTCCTTGCTGTCCGCAACGTCTTCGGCAGCAAGTGAGTTTGGCAATATAGACTTTGCAGTCAGCCCTCTTACGATTGGAAGTGGTTCCGCTCACGCATCACCTGGATTTGTGACCTTTACGCCAACCGCAACTCTTTCTGGTGCGATTGACGAGCTTAGAATCTTTCACACAACAAGGTCCATTGACGATCAGAAAACGTTCGCAACTCAAAACATTTTTCCGAGTAGTGATCTAAAGCTGTACTACAAGTTCAACGAGGTCACAGGAACGTACGGCGGAAACACGATAGTTCTTGACGGAAGTGGAAACTCTCTCCATGGATCTTACGCAAGTTCGGCTGTGGCTGCTGCTTCTAGAGGAACGGCCGGCCAATTCCCTGGACTATCGAATCCCATGATCCTGGAAAGACTGCAAGACAACCCGGTGCTGTTTCCAGGCTTTGGAACCACTGTTTCCCTGAACTCTGATCTCCTTTCTTCAGCCAGCCAGTACGATGCTAACAATCCAAACATCATTACAAAGCTGGTCCCTCAACACTATCTTCTCGAGGCAGCTCAAGCCGAAGGATTTGCTAACGAAGACGCCAACACCGGCGATGCTTTGATCGAGGCGCAGGGTGCTCCTGGTGGTGCTAAGTTACCATCATCTCAGATTATTGCAACGCTTCTCTTTATGTACGCCAAGTTCTTTGACGAACTCAAGATCTACATTGATCACATGTCGAAGCTAAACAACGTTGGTTACGACAGCGAAGACACGATAGCTGACACATTCCTTATCGACCGAGCAAAGCAACTTGGTTTCGATCTTCCTTCGCAGTTTACAGCGGCAAACTTCGCTCAGTTTCTCTTAGCCAAGAATATCGATGTCACATCAAAAATTTCTTCAACCAATCTTGTAGATGCTCAGAACAAACTTTGGCGTCGATTCTTGGTCTCGCTTCCTGAAATCATTCGATCAAAGGGAACAAGGTCTGCTGTTCGTGGCATCTTCAATACCTTAGGAATTGAAGAAGGAAAGATCTTCAAGACGATTGAGTTTGGAGGAAGAAACGTTGATAAGATCGAGACTGCAAAGATTGAAAAGACAGTTGACTTCAAGTTCATCGATTTCAGCGGGTCGTTTGCAGGAACAACGGCTGTCGATGGTTCCGGATTCCCAACCGATAAACCGTTAATTAAAGCATCGTTCCTCTCATCTTCGCGAATTGAACCAGGCGCTCCGCTGCCAGGTGGAACGCTGACAAGCGCTGGTACAGATTATGCTTCAGATGGCCTGTTTACGTCAGCTTCATTCTCTGTTGAGGGAATTTACAAGTTTGATACTCCGCTAACTGGAACACACTTCCTTTCTCAGTCTTTGTTCAGGATCGAATCGACGGGTTCGCTTGCTGGACTTACGACACCGGTCTATGCAAACGTCGTAGCCCTTAGACCAGACATAGAACTAGGCGCTACAGGAACCGTCATTGCATTTACAGCAGACAGTACAATCTCAAGGTCATCTGCGACGCTTGTTCTGACTGGTGTGAACATATTCGACGGAAATGCTCACCACGTTTCTTTCGGCCGGAAAAAGCTTTCTGGCTCTAATCCAAGCGCTACTGATGCAGAGAAAGCTGAGTACTTCATATCAGTTAGAGATGTTGGAACTTATGCGCCCAGAGTCTTTACTACCAAGCAATCTGCCATCGTTGTAGGAAATGCAACTGGCTATTCGCAGACTGGTAGTTTAAACACTTCGGGGTCGTTTGTAGTTGTTGGAAGCCAGAGTCTTGAAAGCACAGCACTTAGTCAAACATTGATTTCCAATGATTACAACGGAACTTCTGCCAAAGCCACAGAATTCTCTGGAAAGCTGGCAGAGCTTAGATTCTGGTCAAAGGCACTCAAAGAGGAAGAACTGGCCGCTCATGCACTAAATCCAGATTCATTAGGCGTCATCAATCCACATGTGAACTTTGATTTCGGAACCACTCTTTCTGGCTCATGGGAAAGACTGCGTTTAGCTGCTACTATGCAGCAACCAACAACAAACTCGGACTCCTCTGGAAACATCACGCTTTTTGACTACGCTCAGGGCGTCACGACTGTGGCTGGAACAGGGTTTGAGGCCTCAAAGAGAGTAATCAAGAAAGACAGACAGAGAACGATTAGATTTAGTCCACATTTCGACGTTAACTCAACAGATGACAAGATCGAAGTGGAAACTCTGAACGACGCAGCTATAGCTGACCTCATCGGAGCAACGAGCGTAAACGATGTTGACTATCTAAGGCCAACCGAGATCGAGCTCGATAATCGCATGCTGGTCGAGGTTTCCGTGGCTCAAGCTTTGGACGAAGACATCATGAACATCTTTGCTTCTTTCGAAGAGTTGGAGAAAGCGTTGGGGGCCGGAGAGAAACTATTTGCACACAACTACTCGGACCTCAGACATCTTCGTGAAATTTATTTCAATCGATTGAACGACAAGATCAACCTTGGCACTTTCTTCGATTTCTTCAGATTCTTCGACAAGACTTTGGAAACATTATTGAGAGCTGTATTGCCTCAAAATACAAATTTCTTGGGCGTACACTTCATTGTTGAGCCCCATGTTCTTGAAAGAGGAAAGGTCAAATACTACGGGGAAGACATCTATCTTTCGCCTGAAGACAAAGTCATTTCAGAGCCTCAGAACTTTGAAGACGTTGAAGGAGTGGTTGAGTAATGGCTAAAATTTCAGAGACAATTATCGGAGATTCAGCCGACGTACAGGGTGCATCAGTTCTCGATTTCAAATTTTACGGTTCGAGATCAGGTCTATTTCCAACAATCACATCCGTTGCTGAACCAAAGCTGATCATCAGTGGAACGAAGGATCTATCTAGCGTAACTTCCTTTGACGACACTATCGGAACAACGACCATTTCAGGTTCATCGTTTATTGATGTCGAGAAAAGAGAGTTAGTTCCTAACCATGGGATAATTCCAAGGAACCCAGGGTCGCCAGTTGATTACGATGGAGCGGTGTCGTTTAAGGACCGTGATGACGCATCTATTTCGGTTTCATCACCGAATCTGTCGACAGATCTAAAGTCCCAGTATCGAGCAGGCCTTCTTTCCAAGGAATTTAGGGACAGCGGTAATGCTGTTGCGTTGTCTTCGCTTCCTCGCGAAATCATTGTATACTCCGGTGTGAAGGGTTCATCCACGGCAATGATCGGAACTTTCTTCGGAGGGGCGGAAAGTCACTTTTCTGGTGAGACACTCATAACTGACATCATTGATACAAACGCTTCCGCATGCAGGGGCTTCATTGATGCTGCCACGTCGAACCTTGGAATGACCAACCTGGTAACAGGATCTTTCTTTGCGGAAGACATTAGTAACACACCGTTTACAGATCAGACTGACAAGGAAGTTCTCTTCGAAGTGTTTACCGACACCGAAATCAAGAATACGCTTCCATCATCGGTTAGCGGATCAGTTTTTTCCAACGAGCTTCTTCCTGGAGAAAGATTTGCAGCCGGCGGATTTACATATGAACCAACGTCTTTTGGACCAGACACTCATGGAACTGACTCTGTCGCATACGGGGGCTTGTTAAAGTAATGGCTGTTATAAGCGGATCAGTAACGAAGTCCGGGATTGTTTCACTTCCCGGAAAGGTGTTGAGAGCAAGATTTGACCAAAATGTTCAAGCAACCCCAGCAATAACCAGAACTGGCGATCAAGACTACTCAGCTGAATTTATCACTCCTTTCGATGATACCGACGCCCTAGTATTTACATCGCAGACGATCGTGGCAGGAACCGGGTTACCGGTAGGAAATTCCATGATCGAAAGGCTTGTCGCCACACCGAACACTGCCCCAACTCTACAGATAGCTCAATCGGTAGAAGTTAGCGTTCTCGACAATCGGTCGATGTACCTTAATCCAGACATTCAGGCTTTTAAAGGATTCAACGATTCGAGGGTTTACGTTGAGGCCGGTGTTAGTGGATCTTCTTTCTACGCAACGGGGACGAATGAAAACGTTTTACCTGGTTTTGAGTCTCCTCTATCGTCAAAAGTTCAGATTGTCGTAGACCTTCCGAACACCTCTGATCGAGTGCTGGGTCGAAACACTGCTGCAAGATCCGATGCACAGGACGCCTCAGGCGAATTTGCAGGACAAGATCTTACGGGCTTCGTGTACTACAACTTTACTTTGGGACGCTGGGAACAGATCGGCCTCACTGATCCCGCAACTGGAAACTCGATCCCCTACGATTACGCGGCGGAGCTAAAAGATTACGGCTCAGACTCAGTAAACTACCTGATAAGCAGTGGCTCCAACAATTACCCCATGCAGTTTAAGCCACCGACAAACCAAAGCGCGGCTTCCAATAAAGCAAATGCTGCAACGAACGGTATGCAAAAAACCGGCTGTCCTACGATTGCATCTATGGCTCCTTTCAAAACAATTTATCATGCAACTGCTAGCCAAACGTTAAGCATGAAGAATCTGATCAATCATCCATTCTTGCTTGAAAAAGCAGTCTTAGAGTTTCCGTTTACTGCAAGGCATCGGTATGATGGAGATGCGGATACCCATGGATGGGGCTTAGACAACTATACTTTCTTCGTGTACAGACAGGTGGCGCCCAAAGACCAGTTCGGATCACGAGACTCAGCATCGGTAGTAACCGGTTCAAACCGATTCTTGGTTTGCAGCTCGTCTCTTTGCATTTTTAATTCCACTGGAAAAACTACTACCCCGACAGGCAACTTTACTGGATTCTCGCCATCGCATACCCCGGCACAGTCATTTGATCTGGGGGTTGACGCAACAAGCTTGATTACGACGATTGCTTCGGTTACCGGAACAATGAGGCTAGAAATCGTTCCTGCTGTAACCCCTGCTCAAGACCTGGCATTCCACTCCATTCCTACAACTGACTTTGTAAACAGCCTTCCGCAGGCTATCTTTAATCACATGTGGCCTGGCGGAACTTCGGTAAACCCATTCTTTGAACTAGCTTCAGGATACACGGGCAAAGACGGCGTTTCAGCCAGCTACGCAATAACGGCATCTGCCGGTCATTCCTTCAACCCAAGAACGTTTCAGCAGTTTCCTGAATCGAGAAATCTGCAAACGTTTTTTGGAAATTTACCGATACAAAGCTTCGAAGGCCGCCCAACAAAGACGGTTGGCGGAGTTAATTCTACATTCGCTGCTGGCGCAGGTGTTCTTGCAACCAATGTTGCCGGAGCAAACTCTGTTGTAAGCCCTTACCTTCTGCTACCGGACGATGAGCTTGTTTTCGGATTTGACGCAGGGATCGGTCAGCCAATCCGTGCAGAGAACGAACGGTTTACGATTCTCACTTCATCTTTCGCAACACTGAAGGCCGGCACCGGAAAACTAACCCTTTTCGGAAGCTTGCTTCAGGATAGTAAAGAATATTTCCCAACCACAAATCAACCGCTTACGACTGTGGAAATTCAAGAAACACTACACTACGATAACCCTGTCTTGGATCAATTCGACGTAAATCGGTTTGAGATGTTCTCGGGGTCAAATCAGGAAGAAACCATCGGTGGAGGCTACGGCATCACCGCATGGGACAATCAGTTCTCGGGCGGGATTTCAGGGGATCGCAGAGTCATTGGAACAAGAAACAGAGGAACGCTTGGAACGACCGGTTCACTCCAGCGATTCGATCGCATACCTTCTGAAAACGAAAGGTTCGTTGATGACAACAAGAAAAATTCTGCGGTGTTCAGATACAATCACTTCGGCCACATCCGCGACATGATCGAACCAGCTCTGGATGGCACCTTCCGTGGAGATCCCAGGCAAAAGAATGCGGGTCTGGTTTCACCGCCTATCTTCGTGAAGTTCATGAGGGACGGCGCTCAAACAGATCCTGCAAACACGTTTTCTCAAAACCTCAGCACGTTCGCAACGAGTTCGTTGGTGTATGTCGACAATCCAGCTTCCACTCTCAAGAATCCATTGCCCGGCCAGGACCGCCCGGATAATCCAGACGAGACAATCAACGAAGAGCTGGAGATTGACTGATGGCGCTGAAGCTTAAGAGAGAAGTTGTTGTCAGGTCGAAGTTCCTGACAAGGAAAGATTCTCTGACCGGTGAAATTATCTCCGTCATTGCGCCTAACGGCTTGCAGGTGGGCCTCTCAGGATCCAACAGCGTATCCGCAGAATTTAACTCTTATGGTAAGTCAAAGTTTTACGAAGGTCTCTCAGGAAGCCTAACACAGCTTACTGACGGCACGTCATACCTTATTGCTGGCTCGAACGTAACGATTGCATCTGCTTCAAACGGTGCCGTTACAATCTCTTCGACTGGTGGAGGAGGAAGCGGATCGCCAGGCGGAAGCAATACACAGGTACAGTTTAATGACGGCGGATCTTTCGGTGGCGATGCAGGTTTCGCTTACAACAAGACAACGGATACTGTCACTGTTGCCGGAGCAGTAACCGCAAGTCTCGGTCTTTCTGGGTCTCTTACGAAACTGGTCGATGGTACATCCTATCTCATCGCAGGTTCGAACGTAACGATTTCATCAACCTCGAACGGCCCTGTCACAATCTCTTCAACGCAGGTTTCTCCAGCCGGCTCTGATACCCAATTCCAGTACAACGATGGTGGTTCCTTCGGCGGTGCAGCAGACCTTACATTCAACGATAGCACCGGTGACGTTACTGTCGGAGCATCAACCGGCGATGCCAAGCTGTTCTTTAGAGACTCCGGAATATTCGTAAACTCGCCTGCGGACGGCAATCTTGCGGTTGAGGCAGATGGGAAGGTCCTGATTCTTTCGGGCGGTGCAGCCGCATCAAATGACGAAGCTGCTGCATCTGACGTTAAGGTGTATTTCTCCGGCAGTCTTGATGGCAGCAATAAAGTTCTGTTCGGTGGTGACATAATGGTCAGCGGCACGGTTAACGTCACCACAGACGAAGCTACGCCTACCGTTGCAAGGTTTGAAAGTTTGTCAACGGAAACTACGTTTGGACCGATATTCGTTTTAGATCGCGAGGAAAAAGCAAACGTTGCAGACGGTATGGGCTCTGGTCTTATAAACTTTCAAGGCCAAACTGATACTGGCGCCGGCGTAGGCTACGCAAGAATCTCTGCCGAAGCCTCCGATGTATCAGACGGTGCAGCCAAAGGCAAGTTGATTTTACGAGTCCAGCAAAGTGTTACTACTACAGAGCCTAACGCTGTTGAAGAAATCATGTCACTAGACGGAGGAAATGCTAGCACTGGTCCGTCCGTTGTTATCAATGACCTAAGCTATGACGTTGACTTCCGCGTCGAATCAAACGATGAAACCCACATGCTGTTTGTTGACGGAGGAAACAACCGGGTCAGCATTGGAGACTCCACAGACGCCCCAGCAGCAACGCTTGAAGTTACAAACCACGCTTCTGCTGGTGCAACTGGCGTCCCACTTCTCCAACTTAACAGCAACGATACTGATGAAATTGCCCTCGATATTAATGCAGCCAACATCGACGCAGATGTAATTGATATCGCAGCCGACGCAGTAACCACAGCTTTTGTCATGGATGTTACCGCAGACGGACTTACAACAGGCGGCATCCTAAATCTTGTTTCTGATTCAAGTGACGGGTCGAATCAGCGATCACTTGTTAAAATTCACAACGATAATACTGCGGCAGTTCAGGTTACATCTTTGAACATTACCAATGATGCAGCGGGCACTAGACAAGATGTGCTTATAAGCACTGCGACGACAACCGGTGATGTATTTGACATTAATTGCGACTCATTAACAACAGGTAATACTATAGACGTTTCAGCGGATGGACTCACTACAGGCGGTATCCTAAACCTTGTTTCGGATTCTTCAGATACAAGCGATAGAACACTTGTCAAAGTCACTAACGATAACACAGGTGCAACTGGCACCACAGTTATGCATCTTAAGAGCGATGCTGTAACTGATGATAATCCAATTTTGCTTATCGAATCCTCTGCTGCCGACACTGGTCCCGTTCTCGAACTAAGAAATACAAACGCCGGCACTAACCGTGAAGCAATCTTGAGATTTACAAGAAGCGATTCATCTGCCGAAGCAGATGACATGGACATTGGGCGTTTGCAGTTTGAGGCTGTTGACAGTGGCAACAATGATACTATATATGTAGCTATTTTGGCAGAGGCTTCTGATGTCACAAGCGGAGACGAAGGAGGTCTATTAAAGTTTAGACTGTTCTCCGGAGGAACGGGTGGAACAGCCGCTTCCAATACACTGTTTTCAATCGGCGGTGAAGATGTTGCTAACTCAACACCTTGTGAAGTGGTTGTCAACGAAGACGGTATCGATTGCAACTTCCGTGCCGAAAGCGATAACAATACACACATGCTCTATGTTGATGCCGGTGACGACACCGTTACGGTCGGAGCAGATGATTCTCTCCACAAAGACGGCTTCGCAGTCATTAACGACTATCAGTCAACAACTTTTGAGAACAAGCTTGCGGATGGAGAGTTTGGAAGCGCCGAAATCTTAAAGTACTCGCCCGGAGCAAATGATACTCTTACGGCAGGGCAACTGTTTTTCTTGAATGCAGATGGAACTTGGGATCAGACCGACGCCGATGCAGTTGCAACGGGAGCCAGCCAACTTTTGGGCGTAGGCTTGGGCGGTTCTTCTAGAACGGTGGGCTGCTTGATTAGAGGTTTCATAAAAATCCCTTCTACCGAAATACTAAATAAGCCAGGCTCCGTTGATGGAAAGCCGCTCTATGTTTCAACGACTGCTGGGCATTTTGATTTTAACGCTCCATCCGCTAGCAGCGACTTTGTGAGAATTGTTGGATATGCAATTGATGATGACAGCAATGATGTTCTCGTCTACTTCAATCCTGACGGCACCTTCGTGGAGATTGCGTAATGGGATACAAGGAAACATCGCTTACTTTCCACAAAGACAAAATCACCTATGTTGGCGATCCCGCCGAGGGCGGAGATTTTGGTGAGCACGAGCACCAAGAACTTGAAGTGATGATGTCCTGGGAAGAGCCGATCATGCGCCGAAGCGCGGAGTTTGTTTGCCGGAACGGTGGCAACATACTTGAGATCGGTTTTGGAATGGGCATTGCTTCCAACTACATTCAAGATCACGGTGTTTCATCCCACACGATTATTGAGTTACACCCGCAGATAGCCGAAAGGGCGAGGCAATGGGCTGCTGATAAGTCGAGTGTAACTGTGATCGAGGGCGACTGGATCGATGTTCTTCCCAATCTAGGAAGTTTTGATGGCATCTTTTTTGATACCTACGGCTTGTTTGGGCACTGGAACCAAGTGGCATCGCAAGTAATTGGTCACGCGAACATCGGGTGCCACATAACGTTCTGGAACTGTTTATCCAAGGAAGCAAACGGGTGTGGGTTTAACGAATCTCACAACATAACTTACGAACAGATCAGCGTTGATCCTCCGCAGAACACCTACTTTAACCACACAACCTATTACATGCCAAAGGTGGTTGCGTAGTGCCAACCATATTTGCAGATTCTACAGATGGTCGAGTTGTTAACTTTAGGGCTTCGGGTGCTTCGTGGTCCACGGCTCGTGATGGGGGGACAGGAACAAGTGCTAGTTCCACTCTCACTAGTACAAACAACGCTGCTGGCGTCCAAGGCGCTACATCACGGGGAGGCTATTACGTCGTTGTCCGCTCTTTCTTTTCTTTTGATGTTAGTGGCATCACATCAACAGTAGCTTCGGCAACCCTGAATCTTAGAGGTTTTAGCACAAATTCCGGAGATGTCATCCTGATAAAAGCTAGCAAACCCGACGGCTCTAACCTCACCACAGCGGATTTTGATGCACTACCCGGATTTTCTGCTGGCAATACGATGAGCGGAAACGTTACCGACTACTCTTCTGAAGTTACTTCTTGGTCAACTTCTGGCTACAACAGCATTACCCTAAACTCGACCGCTCTTTCAGATTTGACTAGCCTTAACAGCTTTATCGTTGCATTGGTGGAGTTTGATCACGACTACTCAAACGTTGCCCCTGCACAGGACGGAACGTTCTATCGTGTTGGTCTATACTATTCGGACAACAGTGGGACATCCTTTGATCCGTACATTGACTACACTTTAGCACCAACTGGATATGCAAACAACGTTAATGGAGTTTCTTCGGCAAACATCGGAAGCGTTATCGGCGTGGCAACGGCGAACATCGATAAAATCAACGGTGTCTGACGTTTACCGGGCACTAAACATGCGAGATACTTAATACCATGGCTGGAATCTTAGATCAAAACTCCAGAATACTTGACTTCGTTCTCACGACCGCCGGTCGCCGCCGGCTCGCAGAGGACGGAAACCTGGATATTTCCTTTGCTTCGTTCTCAGACAAGGGCGCGTACTATGCAAAAATGTCCAAGACAGGTTCTGTTGCCGATGATGGATCTAAGAGGCTGTACGTTGAGGCGAACTCGCCACCGTCTGACAACTTGTACTTCATCAGCGGATCAGATTCCGAGGATGTTAGAGTTGAAGTATCCTCGGAGCAAAGATCATCGGATTTGTCAAGACGACTTTCGAATCTAAGCATTCTGCTAACCAGGCCAGACAGCCGGTCTTCAGAACAGTTTGAGTTTAGTACTTCTGGCTTCGACATGTCGTTCGTTCCAGAAATAGGTGATCTCGAACAATCGGTAACCTCAGACGTTTCAAACATGAGCGCGATCTTTCAAGATAAGAGATTTCAGCATTTTGACAATTACAAGTTTCTTCCGCCGATAAACTCCATCAGCGGACGACCTCTTGGCAATTTTACTAAGCTGAATGCAGAAGAAATTGTTACTCCAGCGCAGCTTGAGGAAGAATTACAACAAAAGAAAAACTTCAAGAAAACTTTTGAAGGAGATGTTTCTCCAACGAACATAACATTCAGAATATTGGAAACAGAAACATCTACAAGCGGTGACAACCTGGGGGAGAAAATTGCTTCTACACCATTACAGCTTGTTGACTACGGAAACTATTCTTTAAGCGACGGATCTAGAAAAAGAGTTTTCTTTGCAGGGAAAATTTTAGAGGACGTTGAGGGTATACCCGTTTTTGTCAACATGTTCACGGTGGTGTTTGATGATTAGAGCACTTCAAGGGAATGAAGATCTCGTAAAATTTACCGAATCTCCTGTCCATGGTGAGTTCGTTAAAAATGATGATAGATCTCTAAACTGCAACCTTAAATTCAACTTTTACCTCAACTTTAATAGATCGGTAAAATTAGAAGCAGACAAAATTACTGTTGAGATCTTGAAATCAGAGTTCAGCGCTGCCGGTGTTCTCGATAACCTGGAAGGCAAAAACGAGATACAATCGTCAATTTTAGACTCTGAATTTAAGGCTCTTGAAAGACTAGACCGATATCTTCAAACAAACCTGGTGCAAACTTCTACTGAAGACTTGACAGGACACTTGGAACAATCTTTCGAACAAGTCACCGATGGTCTTTTTACAGAGAAGGCACTAGGGAGACGCAGCACTTCGGGTTTAGAGAAATTCAATCCTAGTCTCAATGTCGCAAGTCCCGAAGTAAGCGATTTCTTTGCACAGGTATTAAGCGAAAAAAGAACTTCCATTGAAGCATCAAAAATCTCGCAATTTTCCTCTCGACAATCTGAAATTGAAGGCTCAAACTTTGTTGAAGATGTTCGGTTGTATCCATTCCCAATTCAGGAAATATGCAAAGAGTTTAGAGATCAATCGATCTCAAAAGACGGTGAATCAGCAATGCTTGACGCATTGTCCTTTTTGCAGAGCGACGATTTATCCTTAAGAGTCATTCGAAAAATAGAAGATGGCGAAGAGTTCACATCTGTGGAAGCAGATCCAAACTCTTCGGCAGCAGCTTATTTGGCAACGATTTACAATTCTGAGCAGACAAGTCAGCCGCTGTACAAACGAAAAGTTCGCAGAAAAAGATCTAGGTTTTCCGTTCCGATAACATTTGACATAGATAGTTTTTCCTCTTTGCTGTTTTGCAAGATCACAGTTACTAACTCAAGAGGCGTGATTTTGCAAAGGCAAATCAAGCCTATTCCCCTCAGACAAATATTTGCAGACTCAACTAGGCCTCTTCTTCAACCAATTCTCAACGCTTCTTTGACAGATTCGATTGAGCTAGAGTATCCTTCAATCAACTGTAGTGTTGTTAGGCGTGACGCCTTTAACGAAGAAACAGTTATCATGGTGAAGTATTCCGACGAACCGTTTTCAAAATTTGCAAGAATAAAATCTGAGATCAACGAAGTTCACGAGTTGAAAATACCGGCGCGCCGCGGATCCGGAACTGTTAGGATTAGAGCAATCACCGTTCGAGAAAACTCTGAAACCTCTAGTGTGTTTTCCGAAACTTCCGTATCTCTTTCTCCAGACACCGGATCCCTTAGAGAGAGAAAAACCACCAGGGCACTCCAGGTTAGAACAAGCTATTCAGGACCTGATTCTGACGGTCTATACAATGTCACGATCAAAACCAGAGTTCCAAATCTTTCTAAGAGCGAGTTTTCTGAAATTTCTGTTAGGAGACTTTCGATAGACGATGACACTTCAGATCCTTCGGCTGGGAAGGAGGTTGTTTTCGGAATTCAACCAGGTGCATCAACATCCGATACTGAGGTTCCCGCAGGAACATACACCTATGTTATTGATGGCCAAACACTTTCAGGTGATTCCGCCGCGGCAGTAGCTATATCGAAAATTCAAATACTAGATGATTCGTATTTTGGTGAAAGAGGGCAGTCAGGAACTGACGGAACAATTTTGAAAGTTACGGCTTCAGCCGAGAAAGGTAATGACTTCGGAACCACAAAATATTCAACGGTTATATCTCAAGACCTCTCTGATGACTTCGATATAATCTTGGATCTGTCCACTTTGGAATTTCAGCTTTTTGATGACTTCGGAGAACAAACGGGCGCTCTGCATATTTCCGATGCCTTGAGCGTTGAGTCAACGGAAGAAAAAGACGGAAACCTTAAGTTAAGCGCTACGTTTGCAAATGATGTGATCCAGCAGAATACCATATCTAGCCATCGCGTCGGTACCGGAAAAGCTTTCAATACAAAGTTCAGGTATCGAACACAGGCAAAGGGGAAAGCATAAAATGGCAATCAAGAGTTCACCGGGCGAGCCTAAGATTTTGCTTGAAAAATCTTTCGAGCCTCAAAGTTCTTACACTTTTCGTATCGATGACGAAGCTGTTTCTGCTTTAAATGTTCAAGCTAAAGAAGCACGGCCAACTTTGGGCGGTCTTTCCATAACAAAAAATTCCAGACTGGAAAACGTTATACGCTGGTCGATATCATCGACCAAGAACACTCAGACTTTCATAATCTTTGCCGAATACTTTGGATTTGCTGCCCCGATTGGTGCAGTTCCATGTGTACAGAATGCCACTAGCTACTCTTTCGTTGACGACGTTTTGTGTGCATACGTGGGAAAAAAAGTGTACGGCATAGCAACTATCTCGAACAATGGCACCATTACTCTGTTTCCAAACCTATTAACATCAAACAAGGAAACCAATATTTCTTTGGAGCAGATAAGATGAGCATCAATTCAAGATCGTTTTCGTTAAGAAGATCTCAGCAAGCGAAGCAAATATCCAGTAGTTCAAGCATCACGCCTAGAACACAGGAAACCGTCTCAACAGCTTCTAATTCAAGAACCGCGGCCCGAAGATCAGGTTCTAGAGCTACTAGCAACGACGAGCAATCTGTTTCAAGGACGTCATCTCCTTCAGGAACACAGGTTTTGAGAACATACGCAAATCCTGATTCAAAGAAACCCGTCAAGAAAAACGGCAGATCAAAAAAAATGTCTCAAGCCTTCGGAGCTTCTCAAGTCAGAACTTCTAGTGGTCTAACTATTGGAAATGAAGTATCGGATCAAACAATCTCCGTTAAGAAACCGATATACAGGAAGAAAAAAATATGACATTTCGAAAAGATCAAGCGCAAATCATTGCGGTGTGCGACTTTAAGCCAAATGATGAAGACAAGGTCAACGGAGGAATTGATTTACTGGACTACAGGTCGACGATTCGACAATTGATTGTTTCTGCTATTGCTCGTACCGTCTCAGAACTTGAAAGTTCAGGTGACGTACTAAACATTGATGGCGTCAACCCGTACATCAACGCTAGAGATGAAGTGCTGAGGATTTTCGGCTCAGAGGTGAATGCAGGATCTGGATCTAGGTTATTTCAAGATGTCAGTGATCTCAACGAACTAATTGAGGCACTTACGAACATCGAAGAGAGCATGGACTTCATGTCTGCAATTTCCGAAAAGTCTCTAACTTCATTGTCCAGCGCGGTTAACAACAGAAAAAGTTCTCTACTTCCCGTCGATCCATTTTTACCGTATTACATCAACGTAAGTCCTCTATGCGTAGATTTTCACAATCATGTAGCGAGAGCACTTTCTGAGTCTGCTGGTTTTTCCTTGGAAAATGTTTCAACGTTTTCTTCCACAAAGGCTTTTGCGCAACTTTTAGATTTGATCGGACAGCTTACAAATGAGGGAAGCTCCGCACTGCTTGCAAGTTCCCCTTCTTCTTCGCCGACCTCCTTGCGAGAGGCAGATTTGAATCCATGGTCTTTTTCAACCTTGGATCCTTACAATGTTGCAAGTTCGAAAAATGTATATCGTCTTCCGCACGGCGTGCTTTATGAGGACCGAGGTGTTCTTGGTTTTATCTACCGCGTCGGAGATTTCAAAGACATATACGGTCCTCCAGATGAATACGATCCTACTAACTCACTTCTTCCTTTTGGATCCTCTTATTTGGACGAACCTAAGTACGAAGCATTTTCTCGCTATAGAATTGGTGGTTCCGGCCTAGGAACAGAAGCACCAACCATGGCAAAAATTATGTTTGCCTTATCAAGAGAACTATCCATCTCTTCTGCTCTGCAGTCGTATCTGCTAGGTGGTGGAACTTACATTGTTCAGATGCTTGCAGATGAAAACAAGAATCCAAATTCTCAGACCCACACGCCAGGCTTTCCGGTTATCAAAAATAGAGGCTTAAACCTTCCAGGTGGTGGAATTGGCTGGCTATCTGGTGATTCTCCGTTTGATAGAGCTCTGATCAATACCTTCAGCGCAATAGATTCTGTCGATGATACTGACGCCACAAAAAAACCAGGACCATTTTCATTTGTAACCTCGAGAGTGAACATACCTGAGGATCCCGCTAGGTCCGAAAAGATATACGCGCAGTTTGAAAGCACTAACCCAACAGATTCCGTATCTTCAGCAGAAGGTAATCGTTCGTTGATTCAGGATTTCAAGGGTCAAGACATACCGTTGGCAAGACAAGAATCGTTACAAAATGATGAAATTGAAAGCCTCTCTACAATTAGCGCACTTTGCTCAACGGTGAAGACGACGAAGGATGCAATTGGGTCTTATGTTGACTACATAGCCAAAATCACATCGACGGACGTCATAGAGCGAGATGTCTCTCTAGACCCAGTTTCTGTTTCCAACATTTTGCTAGGTAATGGAAAAGTTCAAGATGTCCTAAACAATCTCGGCAGTCTCGACGTTCGATTCGAGGGTCCAGCGTTCGATATACCCAGGTCAGGTCACACGTTCGACAGATTCGATCTTCAACAATCTTATGACATTCAGGACAGGATTCATACGTGCTTGTTTGCCATCGATGAGCCTAGGTTTCAGTCGGCTCTCGAACAATATTGCTTTAACTACTATGCTAGAACAAGGTTGTCGGCCGTTGGACCCGGAAGAAGTTCATGGTTTGATTTTGTGGAAGACAGCATTGAGAGTTCAACTGTTTCGCAGCTTTCCAACTCAATCAATGTAGTCGATTTCGATACCTTGCCTTCCAGTCCCTTGTCTACTGGTGCAGGGTTTTCTCCTAAGCTTCCGGGAGTTCTTGCATGGTCATTGCTTCACTTTGGACCACTTGAAGTTCAGCCAGAACTCGGTGAACCTGACCCAACCATATTCGAGTTTGCGGCTCACGATCTTTATGCATCGTTGGACTATAAGGGGGAACAGTTCTCATTCTTTTTGCCTCCTGGCGCAGCCGTCAAGGACATGCTATCGGACGACAGACACAGTCCATTCGAAGCCCTCGCATCTTTTTTTGATAGCCTCATGAGCAACACCGCATTTCGTTCTTTGGGCTTTGGGTCAGACACAGCATGGTTTAACCCAGTTAGCGTTTCATCAAGAAGGGATGTTGTAGCTATAGGCGAGGTAGAAGCAACGATGGCGTCTTCTCTAACTGGTAGAGAGTTGTTCTTCTTGTGTTTTCAAGCATTCAGGAGAATGATTGCAGATTCTGAACGCGCGCCTAGGCTCATTGCCGTTCCTTCGAAGGGTCTCTCAACTTACACGCAAGCCCTTGCAGCTGAACATCCTAATAGCTATACGCCGGGAAGCTACATAGACGCCCTTCCAGAAGGCGGATTGCTCTCCGCCTTCGAAGACGTTCTACTACCGGGCAACGGTGTATATTTTCAAATAGAGCTTCCTCGACAGTACATTAACGAAGGAGACAGGTCCGAAGATGCCTCAAATGCTTCAAGCTTCCCAGCAGGAGCCACTCAGTTTGAAAATTTCAGAAGAGAAATGGAGCAAGAAAATAAGGCTATGCTAAGGGCTCTTTCAATCGTTGGCGGAATAGTCGATTCAGCAGATGATTCTCTCCAAGAAGCTTTGTCGAAAACACTTCCTCCGGATGACGTTTCAATTGTTTCTGAATTTTTGCCACTTGGAGCACCGCAAAACGAATTTGGCAAGGGGCTTTTGGGAGACCTAAGCTCTGAAACTGTTTCGAAAATATTCAAATCTTCCAAAGCCACTGTTTCGCTAAATGAAACAGCCGGAGATGTATCAACTTCAAAAGCCTACTTGTCGCTCATGAAGTCTGTGGAAGGAGTTGCCGGAGTTGAAAATGCTGCCTCGGGAAGACTTGCAGCTCTAAAAAGTTTCTTAGGATCACCATTTATGACGGTATCAAATGACAACAGGTTTGATCCAACAAACGCAAGAATTTTCTGCGTCGGCTTTCCGTCTGAAATCTTCGATGAGAAACTGCTTCCGACAGTTTCCTCTGACATTACGTCGTTGGAACTTTCAAGAGATCAACAGAATAGAGATAACACTGTGGTCAGAGTGAATTTCTTCAAATCAGACTCACTGCTTAAGTCCGTCACGTTTGAAGGAATGAGTTTCATTTATGATCCAATGCTTTTTGTAGCACCGGAAGGTTACTTCAATTATGTAGGTTCTGCGCCAATTGAAGAATCTCTTGATGGGATAAAATTTCATCGATCGATTGTTGACGTCGAGACCGGTAGGAAGGTAAAGTTTCAAACCTATGAGTTCAATTCTGAGAACGGATTTGTTCCGACCGGAGAGGGAGTTTTTGATCCACCATCTTGCTATCTGGAAGATCTTTCCCCAGAGGTAGCAAGACAACTGGCTTACACTACGGTCACATCAGACTTACTCAGGATGTACGTCGAAATAGTAAACGGTCTAGAAATTTCCGAAGATTCGTTTCCAAAAAACGAAGCAGTAAAGGAAGAAATACTAGATCTATCTGTCGACAGTCCCTTGGGAATCAATAGCATTGACTTTAGCAGATACATTGACGTCTTTACATCACTAGAAAGCTTCCCTCTCGATTCAGCTACTGCTGCAAACTTGATCGATTCAGAAAGCTCTGGAGAGAGAACAGAAAAAGGGATCACAGGCTCTAGGTTGAAAACTATGTTTGACGGATACACGGAAGGCTTTATTGATGATAGCAATTCATCGTCGTTCTCAGTGAGCAGAGCAATACTCAGCTCGGTTCTGTTTTCGCCAAATTCAGTTCGTCAGAAAATACTTTCTGCATCAAAGCTAGCCGGAATTGGATATTTTGTTGTCGATCCCGATCAGTTTCGGGTGTTTGAATTTGGAGACTCTAGTCCAGGCAGGGATCCAGACGCTGTTAAGTCAGCTCTAGAAAGCTCGTCTCTCATTGTTTCAGATCCAGAAGTTGGCGAAGAAAGCACTGACTTTATAGTAAAGTCAGGAAACTCTGAGGACGCAACAGCGTTGCATGAAATCAACGTTACCTTTACTTTTTCCGGATTAAATTCTGATCCAGAAAACGTCGTAGGAAACCCAGTATTCAATGGAATACCTGGTGATCCAATTGATTCACTAGGGAGCTCTTGATGGCCACTCCGCTTGACGATATTTTCGATAACTTCTTCAACCTTAGCGTTCCTTCACCAACGTTTCTTATCGCAGACGTTCCGGAAGTAAAAGGCTTAAACACCAAATTCGAATATCTGGGTTATCAAATCAATGAAGGATCCAGCAATCGATCTGGGGGAACTAGGAAAGTTTCAATATCCTTCATATCAGTTGAAGACACTGTGGACTTTAGAAATACTGCAGCCGTCGACATTTTAGAAATTCCAGGAAAATCTACTATCGTTGAATACCTGAACTCAGGACAATTTATTGACGAGTCCAGAAGCACGCTTAGTGCATTTTCAGAAATTCTCGTACAGGATGTTTTCTCAGAGGAAAAATCTGTACAGCTTTTTCAAGAAGCACTTGCGGGAACGAACGTACAGGTAGACGCACTTTCTCCGACAGAGGGAACTTCGGTCATCAAAAACTTGATTTCTTTGGAAACCCCAGAAGCTTCATTCACCGTTTCAGATGAGGTCGTTTCTTCGCTGATACAGCAGGGCGCCATTAATGAATCAATTCCAGACAATGACTTAGATGCTTCAACAACCATCGCTGGAATAAGTTCCGGAGTTCAGTTTTTGAATTTTGTTGATAAGAAAATTTCTGGTGACGTAGTAAGAGCATCCTCGGCAAATCCTCTGACGGCGTTTTCAGATAATTTTTCGTTCTCTCAGTCAACATATGATGGCGAATCATCGGAAGCAATTTCAAGCTTTGATGAAAGTGTTTTATCTGACGAAGACTACACTTTTGACTCATTTCCTATCGCCACAAAAGAGTACACCGGACCGGTTCAAAGCCTTCTTATCGGTGATGCATTAGTCGTTGGATATTTCATAGAAAAACTGTCGGTTTCGGAGGACGGACAGTACACCTTCGAGGACGGATACTACATAGAGCAGCCTGAAGTTTCTGGACAGGAAATTGTTTTTGAAGACGATCGAGTTTCACTAGGCAGAACATATGCATATTCGATTAGCACTATTGCAATTGCCAATGTTCCCAATGTTCAAATTGACGACGATGGAGCAAGAGGTACAAGCTCGTTTATTGTCAAGTCCAGGATTCAGACTAGCGTTATCACCACGGGTTCAGGATATCCGGAACCGCCTGTTGACATCGAATATTTCTACGACATTGAATCAGGCAATCTGTCGATTTCATGGAGTCCGTCTCCAGAAAACACAAATGTAGTCAAGTATCAAATATTTCGACGTCGCTCAACAAGTGAACCTTTCGAACTGATTAGGCAGTATGATTTTGACAACTCGGTCGACCAGTTCGAAGGAACCGAAGATGTCGACTATGGTTTAAATGTGAAGCTCGAACGAGAGCTGCTGTTCTACATCGATGAAAACTTTAGATCATCAGATAAGTACATTTATGCCATATGTTCAATCAATAGCTCCGGGGCTTCCTCGCCCTTCAGTTCACAAACCATGGTTTCTGTTGATGCATCTGTTGGCGATATTAGCGCAGTTCAAGTGTCTCCTGCTGGAGCTCCTAAGCCGTATCCCAACTTCTACCTTAATTCTGAGCTCACATCACAACTTGGTAAAATCACCGGTGCGAAAAGCGCAACCGTATTCTTCACGCCGGAAGTCTATAATGCAACAAAAAACATGTTTGATCCTGTAACTGGAGAAATTCTGTCAACAGAAGCAATCACGGTTTTCAGAACAAACGGGCCGCTTCAGAACAACGGTGAGTATTTACTAGAGATAACTGAACTACAAACTTTGCAAAGCTCTACCGACTCGATAATAGTTAATGCAGGCAGTGAAGCTTTCGAACTATTTACTTCATAGCTTCGCGTTGGTAATATTTATGAGAGGATTGAATCATGGGATTTCTTGACGGCACAACAAACAACATCATTATTGATGCTGTTCTAACTGACCTTGGAAGAACTGCTCTATCGAAGAATGACGGCAGCTTTTCAATTACAAGGTATTCATTTGGAGATGATGAAGTTGACTACGGAATTGTCGAGAAATTTGGAAGAACGGTAGGAAAGGAAAAGGTCATTAAGAACACGCCCGTTCTCGATGCCAACACTGATTCATCACAGGCACTGAAGAATCGATTAGTTTCTCTTCCGGATCAAGGCTTATCTCGAGTTCCAATTTTTGAACTAACGGCCGCCCAGGGAGTATTGAACACATCTGGAAACATTCCAGTTTTATCAGTTACCAAAAACAAGACTGCAGCATTTACTTTGCAGCAGTCAATCATTAATGAAGACAGGGTTCCTTCTAGCTTGATCGATACTGCTTTCATCGTTCAGGCTGACAATCGATTTTTGGAGATAAACTCAAGAACGCCTAACTTCGTAACACAGAGAAATGTTGCAAATTACAGAATAGTAAGAACATCTACACAGACTTCAGCGCAGGGCGGTGCCTTGATTACTTTTAACGTAAGAGCAAAGGCAATCACCGATTCGCAGTTTACGACGTTTGGAAATGTTTCAAACAAGACAATAATCACAACTTTCTTAAAAGTTCAAGGCGTTCAGTCAGGCGTTCTTCAGACCGTAGAAGTTCAGATTTCAAAAACTTAAGGAATTCATAAATGGCAACAACAAAAGAGCTATCCCCCTCTGACGTCACTACTAGAAGATCAAACCTTCGTCAGCTCGTAGACGTAATTCAGGAAGATGTTTCAGGATCCTCGACGAGAAAGACGTATCAGCAGTTCATCACGGGTGGCCTGGGTCCCGGCGTTACATCGTCTCTATTCCAAACCGTGTTTGATCAGGACTTTTCCCTTCAGACAGCGAACGCAATCTTCGACATGACTATCGGTCTTCGTTCTGGATCAACGATCGTTGCCAATGCTTCTACCGGCGAGGATTCTGCTGGAAAGATCTTGTTTCCATCAAATTCGGTGATGATGAGAGAGAAGATCGATAACTACTCTCAGTTTGCTCAGCTTCTGCTCGGTGATGCAACCAGTCAGTTCTTTGCACCGTTTGCTAGCACTACGGCCGCAGACGGAATTGACGAAGCTCTCTTCATTAACTTCAGAAGACTGTTTGCAAGAGATAAGATCGCTCGCGAAACTTTTGCAATGCGCTTCTTCATGACTGGTGTTCTCGATGGATCTGCAAACGACGCAGCCGTAAATGTTGCAATCGAAAACGGTCTTACTTCTTCAAACCTAAATAGAACCACTACTTCTGGATCTGCAATCTTTACGGACGTTGGTTCCGCTGCAAATCAAATTCAATCGTATGCTGGCGAAGTTGGAAATATCGTTGACAGCGCAAACACTGCGAGAAAAGTTGGCCTGATGTTCTACGATCTGGGAATCGGTGTTTTCGATCTAGACCGAATCGTAATGAGTGATCAGCATATGTCAGGCGTAATCGACGCTGTGACGGATGCTAACGACGCATCTTCCGGTGTCGGTAAAATGGTCCTGGGAAGTGCAACAGGTAATCCTTCTGCAACATTTAGTCCGGATTTCCTTGTTTCCGGATCAATTGATAACATCGTGAGCCACATCGCAGCAACGAGGTTCTCGAACGGAACAACCACGGCGATGACATTCCAGAACAATACGGAAATCAACTCAACCCTGATCACCTGTAGAGCCGGAGTCAACGACTTCAACTACTCCTCAAATCCAACGTTCACGGATGCTAACGGACAGATTGTTGTTCTAACTCCAAATACTGAAGAGAAGTCTTTCTCCTTCATTACGACTGTTGGACTCTACGATGCAAACAATCGGCTGCTTGCCGTTGCAAAGTTAAGTCGTCCGGTTGAGAAGAACGATACGAGGGAGCTAGCATTCAGGGTTCGCCTCGACTTCTAGGGGTGACCTTTGGCAATCATAAAATTCGATCGCCAGTTTGATTTCTCGAACAGGTTTGTCCTTCATCCGAGCCGATCTTTTTCCAACGTCTCGGGTGATGCAACGGGATCTGTGCGCCTCACACAGTTTAAACAAGGCGTCAGGAGATCGGTAGATCCTACAAATCCTGAGACTGAGCTTGTTACCTATGATGACTCGTCGGCAGTTGGCAAAGTCGTCGGACCTCTTGTTGGTCCGGGCGGAGTTTCTCCGATTTCCAGCGAAATCCAGCGTGAGGCTACCAGTTTAATCAACAATGCGAGCTCTTTGCCGGTTTATTCGCCGGACTTAAAGTCTTTTGACATTGAAAGATTCACGCCGTATCTCGAGACGGTTAATCTAGAGAATGCAGCTGGTGTGTCGGTAGAGACATCGATTGCTTCTACGGGTTCCTACAGAAAAAATCTGATCAGAAAGTCTCTGTACAGAAAAAATGCTGGAACGTTTCGAAAGTGCGATTGGGCATACTCCAATGCACACAGCATCAATTTTTTCACGGATCCGGATACATCCGTTTCCACAAATCCCCAGCAACACGCGATAATCTATCCTGACCCAACCGGTTCAGATGGCTCAGCAAATTACCGTCCGGATGCTGGATTTACTTTCGAGTTCTACATAAACCCTCGATACACGACTAAAAACAACAGTACGGCTTTCGATGCCGGAACAATCCTGCACTATTCCAGCGCGTATGCCCTTAGTCTAGTATCGGGATCAAATACCGACACAGAAGGCCGTCCCGATGGCTTCCGTTTACTGCTACAGCTTAGCTCTAGCGCGGATACTCCTCCGGATGAAATTTCACTAAGCGGCCCTCCGGCCGGAAGTCCAATGGTTTACTCTAGCAGCGATAATTCGCTGACTAGAGGGAAATGGCACCACGTTGCTGTGAGATGGGGCGGCTTAGATGTTCAAGATTCAACCGGAAGCTTTGTTATCGATGGTTTGATTGATTCAACTTTTATCATTCCGAGTGCATCGATTACTGCTCCCGCAGGATCGACTCAGTATGCCGGCTTCAGTGATCGTGATGATGCAAATGCTCTGTTCTTGGGCAACTTTGTTAGAGGCTCGAATCCAGCTGCAGGAGGAGTTAAGAATTTCTTCAATAGCAATGCGGCCGCGAATGAAGGTGTCATAACTTGGCCAAATGCAGGTATCGGAACAAGCGACCCGTCAAACACCCTCAAAAACAAGTTGAATGCCGAAATTCATGAAGTGAGAATTTTCAAGGAACACAGGGACATTGAGCAAATCAAGGAGCACATGAATCTTGGGTTTAGCAAGTCTCAGTTTGAAAACGAGAAGTCGGGATCTCTTGCCTTCTATCTTCCGCCACTCTTCGTGGTGGAGTCTCCAGCTAGAAAGTCGTTCCGTGCTCCATTCAGTCTTGTCTCAAGTGCGAAACCTTCCTTCACACCGTTTAGTGTGACATCGTCATTCACTAATGAAATGTTTTCGCTAAATGCACCAAACTTCTTCAGAGACTTTGCAAACAGCAGATACCCGAGATTCTTCAATCTAACAGGATCAACCTCCCTTACTGCGAACGATGATCAGCCATCAAACCAGCAGACTCTTCAGGATCCTCAGATCACGGCAAGAAACTTTCTGATCATGCCTAACGACAACGGTTCGTTCAATCCAGATTACACGCTTCTCCTAACCGGAACCTTCAGTCAGCTGCCTACAACATCCAGTCTCCTAAGAAGGTTTGTAAATGATCGAGGTGTGACGGATCTTTCAATCATCTCGCTTAATCGAATGCTCGGAGGAAAGAAGCCAGTAAAGCACGATCGACTTCCAACCGATAATCTGTACGAGCCGGTATACTCGAGCGACCCACAGCCATTCTTCAACGATCAAAGATTTGACTCAAGCGACGAAAGTGCTGCAACAAGAATTGAATCAAACAGAATAATCTCGCCGACTTTTGATGCGGAAATTAGGTTAAGGCCAGATGGAATTCTTCGAAGAAATTCTCCAAGTTCTCCAGCCGCCGGCGGGTTTAACAGAAAGACTTTCTACGTCTTCGAAGCAACTGGGGATGAGTCTTCAAATCAAGCTGTTTTCTTCAATATTCCGAACATATTCTACGGAAAGAGAATAAAGCCAGGAACTCTAACGGTGAAAGATCCCGGTATGACCGGCAGTTATGGCAAAGTTTCCATGACATTAAGAGACGACGGGTTCGGAAGTCTCTACCGTTCTGATTCATCGAATCCGAACAAATTGCATTCTGTTGGTAATGTTTTCTATGAAGACGGAATCGTTGCTATCAAATCTCCACACTTGTTCTCTTTTGGTTCCGGTAGCTTCGAGATCGGCTTTGAAGGAACGCAGGAAATATTCAATCGTGAAATGTACATCGAGGCCCCGTCGGGTCTCGTTAACTCGTCATCCAACGCAACATTTGAAAAGCTTGCACCAACAGATGATGCAAACGAAACCGCAGACGAGTTTGTGTACATCACACAAGTTTTACTACATGACAAGGATTTGAACGTTGTCGGAAGAGCGACGGTTTCGCAGCCGATCAAGAAGAGACCTACGGATTCCATTACGTTCAAACTGAAGAAGGACTATTGATATTAGCGCTAGATATTTCAACTTCGATCACGGGTTATTCGGTCGTAAGTAGAGACGGGAAAATTGAGGCATCGGGATTTGTAGACCTTAGAAAGAAGAAGAGCTTCGTCGAAAAGGTTTCGCACGCAAAGAACGAGATCATCATGAATTGTGTTGGGTACGATATCGAGGCTGTTGCCGTTGAGAAGAACCTGCAGGCTTTTAGACGTGGGTTTTCTTCTGCCGCAACGATCGACGCTCTGGCGAGGATGAACGGTGCTGTATCGTATGCATGTGCTTCTTTTTATGACGTTCCTCTGAAGAACATCGATGTCAACGAAGCTAGAAAGAAAATGGGCATCAAGATCCTCAAGGAAAAGGTTTGCGGGATCAACAAGAAGGAGCAGGTTAAAAGGGCTCTTGATGACATCCTTGAAGCTTCTGGACAAAAGATGATGTGGACCACAAAGATTTTAAGGGGCGGTCCAAGGAAAGGCCAGGAGGTTCTTGCGGACGGTGTTTACGATGAGGTCGACGCAATTGTTATTGGGCTAGCATATCTGAAAATAGTCAACTAGACTCCTTATACTTGCACATGGCTAGCTTAAGTGAAAGACTGCAACTGTTGCAGAGGGCATTTGGTAGATGCGCTCTAGGGAAAGATGGCGTTAACGCTGCCGTTCGATGCATGAACCCAGAGTGCAGTTCCAGACTCAGCGCATCAAAACTTAAGCTCATCATAAAACTTGACACGGAGCAATACCACTGCTGGGTTTGCGGAATGAAGGGAGGAAAAGTTTACCCTCTCTTCGCAAAGTATGCACCATCTTATGCGCAAGATGCAAAAGAACTATTCAGAGGACCTTCGAAAGCTGCCGAACAGAAAGAGAAGGATGTAGTACAACTTCCGAAGGGCTTTCAGCTCTTAGCTACTTCGAAGGATGATCGAGACCCCGACATCCGCGCCGTGTTCAGGTATTTGCACAGCAGAGGAATTGACGATCATGATCTTTGGAGAATGAGGCTAGGTGCAGTAAAAACTGGAAAGCTCCGCCGGCGAGTAATATTTCCTTCGCTAAACTCAGAAGGCGAATTGAATTACTGGGTCTCCAGGGCTGTCGACAAAGAAGTTAAGCTGAAGTACTTCAATTCAAAGGCTCAGAAGAAAGACATCATCTTCAACGAGTGCGATATAAATTTCCACGAACAGGTTACAATTGTTGAAGGTCCGTTTGATCTCATAAAGTGCGATCGAAATGCAACGTGCCTGCTAGGCTCCAGCCTTTCGAAAGGTCACGAACTATTCAGGCGCCTGATGCTTCACAAGACACCTGTTTTGCTTGCTCTTGATTCTGATATGGTTGACAAAACACACAAGATAGCTTCGCTACTTTACTCCGCTGGCTGCGATGTGTCTATCATGCCGCTGGGTAGGTTTGGGGACGTTGGCGAAATGTCGAAGCAAGAATTTATGCAACAAAAATCAAAGGCTTCCCTGTGGAATCCTATGAGCTCTCTGAGCAACAAAATTTCATCTATCAAGAGTGGGTCTATTCTATGAGTTTTCGCTGTGCGCACATTGCCGATATTCACTTCAGGGGTCTCTCAAGACACGATCAGTATCGTGCGGTCTTTCAAAAGTTCTTTGATCAGATGCAGAAAGAAAAGCCTGATGTGATCTTTGTTGGTGGGGATATCGTTCACAGCAAGACTCAAGGCATCTCTCCAGAGCTCATCGATGTTTTGAACTGGTGGTTTCGTGGTCTCTCAAAGAGTGCAAAGGAAGTCCACGTAATTCTAGGGAATCACGACGGGCTGATTCTAAACGATGAACGTCTAGACACCATTTCTCCGATTGTTTCCGCACTAGAACTGGATAACGTCTTTCTGCACAAGAAGTCAGGAACCTACAAGACGTGCGTTCCTGGTTACAACTTCTGCGTTTTTTCATGCTTCGACGAAAAGGGCTGGGAGAATGTAAAGCCGGTTCCTGGTGAGGTGAACATTGCATGTTACCACGGATGTGTTGTAGGATCTCTGACCGACATCGACTGGGAACTTGACGGCGAGGTCGAGGCTAGCTTCTTTGATGCTTTTGATTTTGCATTCCTTGGTGATATTCACAGATGGCAATTCCTTGGTGACAACGATCGAATTGCATACTGCGGTTCGACAATTCAGCAAAACTTCGGTGAGAGTATTGAGAAAGGATACCTGTTTTGGCATATCGTCGACAGGGATCGATTCGACGTCGACTTCAGAGCCCTAGAAAATCCAACACCCTTTGTCACAATCGATTGGGCAGGAACTGCTCAGGAAACCTTGGACAACATCGATATTCCGTACGGGTCTAGGATCAGGGTGCAAAGCAAGCGACCAATCGAACAGACTAGTTGGTCACACCTAAAGAGTTATCTCAAGGAAAATTACGGTGCAAAGGAACTAGTGTACGACCTTCGAAGGGAGGAAAGAAAGAGAACGGAAGAAGTCACAGTCAAATCTGGAAGCGAAGATTACAGGGACTTCACTGTTCTGAGCAAGTATTACCATGAGTGGTTCAAGTCCCTGGAACTCACCGAGGAAGAGATCGAGTCGGCTACCCAGTATCTTAAGAAGATATTCGATGCTTTGCCACCACCAGACGGTCTCAGAAACGTTAGATGGACCGTTGATTCTCTGGAGTTCGACAATGCGTATGCTTACGGAAAGGGTAATAGGATTGACTTTGAATCCCTGAGGGGCCTTGTGGGCATCTTCGGAAAGAACAGGGCAGGAAAGTCTTCGATACCTGGAACTCTCATGTACACGTTGTTCAACGGATCGGACCGCGGTTCCTTGAAGAATATTCACATTGTCAATGTTCGAAAGAACTACTGTAAGGCATCCGCCGACATTTCCGTGAATGGTTATCGATATCGAATTGAAAGGCAGACTACCAAGCGCACGAACAGGAAGGGCGTTGTCAGTGCTGCAACACACCTAAACATGTTTGAAATTGATGCTGAAGGAAACGTCGTTAGAGATATGACCGACGAACAGCGCAGGGAAACTGAAAAGCATGTTCGTAAGTTGATTGGAACCGGCGAAAATTTCCTGATGACTACATTTGCATCTCAGGGCGCAATGAATAACTTCATCAAGGAAAGAGCAACAAACCGAAAGTCTGTTCTAACATCCTTTCTCGACTTTGGCGTTTTCGAAGAGATAAGCAAGTCTGCAAGATCTGACATGAGTTCTCTGAAGGCAAGGCTTTCCGACATTCAGAGAAGAGATTTTGTGTCAATTGAGCAAGAGAGATCGCTGGATCTGGCCAGAGCTCAGAAAAATCTAGATCTTCTTACCGAGGATCTCGAAAGAAACAATCAAAAGCTCGATGAAATCCAAGACAGGCTTGCACAACTACCGTCCGACTCGGTTGTTCAATCCGACATCGACGCTCAGCAGAATAAGATTGACGCTGCTCAGAAAGAGATAGCTAAACTTGAATCTGATAAGGAAGATTTCCTCAACCAGTGGAGGGACAAGAAGGAGAAGGTCGACTATTTGAAAGAAGTGGTTAGTGGTAGTGACGTTGATCAATTGAATGAAAACGTTGAAAAGGCAAAGAATATCACTTCCGAACTCGAAAAGCTGCGAAGAGACATGTCTCTGATCGAGAAGAAAGTCAAGTCATTGAGCGATCCGGAATTCTTGAAGGGTTGCAAGTGTCTGCGAGAAGCGGAAAGTGCGCTTGAGAAAAAGCCCGGTATTGAAAGCAGAATTGAGGTTCTGCAGACAACTTACGGCATGCTAGATATCGATTCTGTAAATGAAAGGCTCGGTAAAATCAGGAAGATAAACCAGACTATCGATTCTATTGAAAGAGATCTGAAGTCTAGCATTTCAATGTCTTCGATTTACGATGAGAAGATTACTGTCGCGACGGAGAGGCTTCAGATAAACGAAGCCAAGCTTTCAAAAATGCAAATGCATTTAACCGATGCACCTGTTGACGAGATGCTGTCTGACTTGAAGAAGCAGAAAAGAGAGCTCGAGAAGCTGATTCGAAGCGACGATGGTAAAAGAATTTCTGCTGCAAAGACCATTGGGATGGTTCAGACTCAGATCAAGAAGCTTCGGGAAGAAAGAAAGAAGTTTCAGGAGCTAAACGGAGAATGGAAGATTGCAGAGGTCGTTGCTGAAGCTTCTTCCAAAAAGGGTATTCCTCTGCAAATTCTCAATGGAAAGCTTCCACAGGTAAACGAGGAGATTGCCCAAATCCTTCAGGGAACTACCGGATTCACGGTCGAGCTCGAAGCCGACCCTGATTCCAACGCAATGGATATTTACATCAACTACGGAGACAGCAGAAGAATCATCGAGTGCGCATCCGGAATGGAAAAGATGATGGCATCGCTTGCTATTCGCGTCGCCCTGATGAATCTAACCGCGCTTCCACGCTGTGATCTTCTAATCATCGATGAGGGTTTTGGAGCTCTCGATGAGACCAATGTCGAAGCTTGCTCAGCTCTTCTTCACGGTTTAACAAAGTACTTCAAGACTATTTTGATTATTTCACACGTTGATGCAGTCAAAGATTCTGTTGATAACGTTCTATCAATTTCTAAGAGAGGACAGGATTCTTATGTCAACACAAACTGAGAAGGCGACCGTTCCTGATGCGTGCCCAATGTGCAATACTTTGCTAAGATCATCTGACGTTGATACTTATATTGAGTTTGGGGTATGCACTAACTGCGATATGTCTTTTCGACAACCTAGAATGAAAGATTGGAACTGTGGATGGAGACCTTCTCAGGAGCAAGTTGACAACATGCTAGAGTCTCTTAGAAAGCAACCGTTTTTCTACAAGCGCAACATTATTTAGATTGAGAGGTAAAAAAATGCTTTGTGTTAAAGGACTGCGAGCACTTTCGCAAGAGCTTGACTACACATTCGGCGGTTCAAATGGTGAGTACAAGGTTTCTTACGATATTACCGAGGGAAGCTTTAAACTGAGTTACAAGGCAATCTTCCAGTTTGCTGACAATCAAACACTCAGATTACAGACGGATCGCCTAAGCCAGACATCGGAAGACATGCTGAAGGAAGCAATGCGACGAGGAAAGGGAGCTTACGACGATGCTTCTGAAGCAACCTTGTCGACTCAGCTCGTTGCAGATAATGACGATGTTCAGTTGGTTGGAACAACCATCTACTCTCCTCGTAGGACCGCTTACTACACGAGGGTTATGACATACAAGCTTGATTAATGGCGCCGCGATCTAAGCAAAGGCAAATCAAGGAAATCGTTAGATGCGGTAAGGAGCCTGTTTATTTCTTCAATCGTTACGTGAAGATTCAGCATCCTAACCGTGGCCTCATTGATTTCAAGACTTACGATTTTCAGAACGACTGCACGAAGGAATTTAACGATCATCGCTTCAACATCGTTCTGAAGTCTAGACAGCTTGGTTTATCGACACTGGTTGCAGCTTATGCTGCGTGGCTAGCCGTGTTCTACAAAGACAAGAACATCCTGGTCATTGCAACAAAGTTAGCTGTTGCCCAGAACTTCATCAGAAAAGTCAAGACGGTTATTCGAAACATGCCGCCTTGGCTACTAATTCCTGCGATAGTTGAGAACAACAAGCAAAGTATTCTGTTCTCAAACGGAAGCCAGATCAAGGCGGTTCCTACTTCTGAAGATGCTGGACGTTCCGAGGCTCTGTCACTTCTGATTGTGGATGAGGCCGCTTTCGTTAGAAACTTTGACGAAGTTTGGAGAGGCCTGTATTCAACGCTTTCCACTGGTGGACGTGCAATCATCCTGAGCACTCCGAACGGCGTCGGTAACATGTATCACAAACTGTACATTGATGCCGAAGCAGGAGTCAATCAGTTCAACGCTATCAAGCTTCTTTGGGACGTTCATCCGGACAGAGACGATAATTGGTTTGAGGAAGAATGCAGGAACATGACGAAAATGCAGATCGCGCAGGAGCTGATGTGCGACTTTGCAGCAAGCGGAAACACGTTCCTCCAAGCTTCTGACATCGAATACCTCAGATCTTCTGTTAGGGCTCCGATAGAAAAATGGGGACCTCAAGCAGGTGTTTGGCTTTGGAAGTATCCTCAGCCCGGAACAAAGTATGTCATATCGGCTGACGTTGCACGAGGGGACGGAGCTGACTTTAGTGCATTCACGGTTATTGATACCAGCGAAAGTGAAATTGTTTGTGAGTTCAAGGGCAAGAGCCCACCAGATGAATTTGCTTTAGTTCTCGCCGAAGCTGGAAGAAAATACAACGATGCTCTTCTATGCCCCGAAAACAATTCGTATGGCTATGCACTCATCATGAAGCTTGTAGAGCTTGGTTACGAGAACTTGTACTACGTCAATCCCAAGGATAGATTTGCAGCATCATACGGATCAGCGGACATCTCTAAGATAGGTTTTGCCACAAACTCAAAGACGCGAAACCAGATTCTTACTAAGCTCGAAGAGGTTCTTCGTCGCCACGAAATCAAATCATATTCATCAAGGCTTTACGAAGAGCTAAAGACTTTCATATGGAAAAATGGAAAGCTTCAGGCGCAGAAAGGTAAAAATGACGATCTCGTCATGTCGCTAGCAATCGGAGTCTGGCTTTACGATACTTCTCCGTCGCTAACTCAACAAGGCCAGAAGATGGCTGACGCAATGCTTGCTGCTTTTGCAGTAAACTCAACATCAGAAGAAAAAGATACGAGCCCTTTCTTTAACGATCGTGTGAGATCCCAGTATTATGATGTATCAAGACCTATACTTACTGATCAGGACCTCGCACCAAAAAGCGAATCGACAAGTCCTGATTATTGGTGGTTGTTAAAATAAGGAAAAGGAATGGCTAACGAAGAAAGCCTTTTTAGTAGGCTGACAAAGTTGTTCAGGAGCGGTCCTACCGTTCGACGAAAAGTCAAGAACTACAAAGCTCCTCTTGCTGGCGAAGAGTTGGACGTTTTTGGTTATGGCTCAAACAACGTTTATAATGCTGCGCTAAGCGCGTATGGCGCATTCGACAGAATGAGCCGATACAGCGACTTCTCTGAAATGGAAGCAACTCCTGAAATTGCTTCTGCTCTCGACATCTACTCGGAAGAAACGGTTTCAGTGGATGACAAGGGGAAATCGCTTCACATTTACAGTGATAACAGAAAGATCAAAGAGCTCCTAGAGAACCTGTTCTACGATGTTCTGAATGTTGAGTTCAATCTTTCTATGTGGGTAAGAAACCTCTGTAAGTACGGAGACTTCTTTCTGTTCATCGACGTGAATCCAGAATACGGAATCATGAATGCTTACCCGATTCCGATTGCTGAAATTGAAAGAGAAGAGGGTTTCGACCCAACCGATCCCGCTGCGGTCAGGTTTCGATGGATGTCTAGGGGAAATCAGGTTCTAGAGAACTGGCAGATCATCCACTTCAGACTTCTTGGCAATGATGCGTTTCTCCCGTACGGATCCAGCGTTCTCGAAAGTGCTAGAAGAATCTGGCGACAACTGATTCTGATCGAAGATGCAATGCTCGTGTACCGTGTTATTCGTGCACCGGAGCGCCGCGTCTTCTATATTGATGTTGGAAACATCTCACCGGAAGACATTCCAACATTCATGAAGCAGGCTCAGGATAGTCTGAAGAGAAACAAGGTCGTTGACAAGAACACCGGTCGAGTTGACCTTAGATACAACCCGCTGTCCGTCGATGAGGACTACTTCCTTCCTGTTCGAGGAACCGAATCCGGAACAAGGATTGATACTCTCGCAGGTGGCCAGAACACTGCGGCAATTGAAGACGTCGAGTACATTCAGAAGAAATTGTTCGCAGCGCTAAAGATTCCTCGAGCTTATTTGGGCTACGACGAAGAGATCGGTTCTAAAGCAACGCTAGCGCAAGAGGACATTAGGTTCTCTAGAGCCATTCAGAGAATTCAGAAGACGGTTCTCTCTGAGTTGAACAAGCTTGCAATCATTCACCTGTATGCTCATGGTTTCTCAGACGAGGATCTTCTTGATTTTGAGCTTAAGCTATCAAACCCTTCATCGATTGCCCAACAACAGAAGCTAGAACTCATCAGAACCAAGTTTGAGATTGCAGCAGCAGCGCCTGAGGGAATTGCGGATCGAGAGTGGGTTCGTAGAAACGTCATGGGATTCAACACTTCCGAAATCGAGGCCATCGAGAAGGGAAGAGAGGAAGACAAGAAGAGAGATGTTGAACTCGAGGCAGTTACAGCAGAGCCTGAGCCTGGAGCAGCACCTGCCGACGAACCAGCAGGTGATGAGGGCGGTGGTGACGAAGGAGGGGCTGAGGATCTATTCGCTAGCGATAATCCGGAAGGAAAGCTACTCACTTCACAAAGACCCGAGAGTGATGAGGACGACGAACTTTCGCTTTCAATCGATGACATCGATGCACCGATCAAGGCTCAGGAGAGAATCAAGAATGCATTTGGCGAGCCACTGACAATTAAGCGAAAGTCTAAGACATCCGCCACTACGGCAGAAATGCCAGACATGTCGAAGATGGTTGCCGTAGGAAAGAGAGCCAGAACACAGGACACAATGTCAAGACCTTTTGATAGAGATTCCATAAAAGGGTTTTCTAAGATCAAGCTCGGTGAAGATGTTGATCCCTTTTCAGACCTTATCGATAGACAAACGAGGCAGCATGCAACCATGACAAAAGAGTTGCGTTCAACGCTGGCTTCTATGAACACGAATCTAGATATTGACACAAGTTCTTTGCTAAAAGAATCGGGGAACGATGATGAGTAAACACAACAAGAAGAGAAACGTTGGAATTGTATATCAGCAAGTGCTGAGAAGGGCCGCCGAGGCTGCCATCGATGGCGATAAGACGCACGCAAACGAGTGCATAGAGCTTCTCGGTCGCCACTTTCGTCCTGGCACCGAGTTGCACAAGGAGCACAAGCTATTCAGCTCAATCCTTGAAACAGGGGGAGTTGACGAAAAAACGTCTGAAAGAGTGCTTGAAATTGCAAAGGAAGTTTCAAGATCCATTGATCCGTCTTCCATTGAGAGGCAGAAGGGTGTATTCATCAATGAGGCAAATCGAGTATTTGGAAGAGGCAATCTTTTCAATACACGCGTAAACAACTATCGCGGCCTTGCAACGGTTCAGCTTCTTCTAAACGAATGGCGTAATCCTGGAACTCTAACTCCAACACAAACTGCAGAGTACGAGAGAAGACTTCAGACATACATGATGGCCGACAAGCAGACACCAAATCTGCAGAAAGAATCTAAGGTTGATGATTTAACCGTGGCCATGTTTAGAAAGAGATTTGATGATTCTTACGGATCAAAGCTCAGCAGCTTGCAGAAAAACTTTGTTGCCGCTGTTGCTTTCAACAAGGAAGAAGTTGTTCACCAGATGATTTCTGAAGCGAAGACGAAGGCTGTTGAACTCCTCGATCGAAGACACAGTGGTGAAACCAACAAGCTTCTCTCCGAAAGATACGAGACTGTAAGAAGCAATATTTTGGATTTTGACAGTAGCAGCGAAAATTCAGCCTCCATGGCAATGACGCTGTTCAACTTAATTGAAGAGCTGGAGGATGACAATGTCTGATATTAGGCTGATTACGTCATGGCAACCTTTTGAGTACGACTCAAAGATGATTGCAGAGTCTCGTTTAGAGAATGGCGGAAAAATCATGATGAAGGGAATTCTACAGAAAGCGAACACCCTGAATCAAAACGGCAGAATCTATCCACTTCCAATCTTAGAAAGAGAAGTCAGAAACTATCAGAAGTTCATTGAGGAAAACAGGGCGCTGGGAGAGTGCGACCACCCTGAGAGTTCTGTAGTCGAGCTCAAGAATGCTTCTCACATCATCAGAGAAGCTCACATGGAAGGAGACATCTGTTACGGAACTGTCGAGCTCCTTGATACCCCATCCGGGAAAATTCTGCAGAGTCTCGTTGAGTCGGGTGTGACGCTAGGAATCTCTTCGCGCGGTGTTGGATCGACGAGAAGGGAAGGAGACTATCAGGTTGTTCAGGACGATTTCCAACTTATCTGCTGGGATTTTGTCTCAGAGCCTTCAACCCCCGGGGCGTTTATGATGAGAGAGGGCGTCGAAGTAAGGAGGTCTGATCTCAACAAGGTATTTACTAAGTCAGACCGTCTCTTTAGAATATACAACGAAATCACGGAATGGAAGTAATATGGCAAAGATTTCTAAGACAGCACTTAAGGGACTAATCAAGGAATGCCTTGTAGAAATCCTTCAGGAAGGATTAGCTACACAGCTAATGACCTCAGACTCAACCCCGAAAAAGAGAAGGCGTAAGTTGTCCTCGCTTAGCACTGTACCACCGGAGGTAAGGGAGCAACACGATCCACGAACTCGCAGAAACTATAACCCTGCTCTAGACACTCCGATTTCAAGTTTATCGGAAAGAGTTTCCCCTACGATCGCGCGTGTATCAAACGATCCATCTATTCAAGCATTGCTTGAGGACACGGCTGCAACAACACTGAAGACTCAGCACGATGCAGAAAATCAGAGAGGTCCTCAGGCTCAAACAGACGTTCCTCTGGAGTCCCTAGGTGTAAACGTTCGCAATTGGGCGACAATGGCTTTCTCCGAAGAGAACATCGATCCGTCTAAACTTGGATGACGACATACTTATCACATGTGGAGGTTGACGCATGAAAAAGATGTCAGTCGCAAAGCTTCGTAATTTCATTCTAGAAGAAGCTGCAAAGATTAATGAGACGCTAGAGCAAGGTAAGACCGACGTTGAATCCGTTAACGCTGATGAGACGGACGCTTCTGATCTTGCTAACACTTTAGAGAAAGACTTGGATCACATGAAGGCTCTTAAGATTCACGAAACAAGAATCAAGAGAAAGCTTGCTCAAATTTCAGAGGCCAAGAAGCTTGTTCGTTCTCGAATCATGAAGAGGCTAAAGTAAGATGCCAAGTGTGAAGCAGACAACAGTCGATCCAGCTGCCTCAACACGAGGAATGGGTTCTAGCGATACAGAGTCTTTAACTGAGGCGTTTCCTGCTTCACCTATACATTCAGGTGATATTACCCGAAACTCCTTGGAGGGACAGTTCAACGATCTTGCTTTGAAGGGCGTTGTCAAAAACGGTCTTGGAATTGCTTCATACGACAGGGACTTTACTGGTGCTGATTCTGGTGTGGCTTTTCCTGATGGTGATGTTGCTACCGGTGCCGGCGGTTTACCTGCATCGCAGTACGTTCCAAACCCAGCATCTCCAGGTCCTGGAAGCCAGAATCCAACAGATATGCCAGCTCCTCCCGAAGGGTTTGGCCAAACTCCGAATGGGGACACGTATGGTTCTGGAACAGGGGCTCTAACGAGACCTGCAGACACTTCTAAGACGATAGCGAGACACACCCTTGGTTCTTATGGACTAGGGACTTCGGAACCTACAAAGTAGGCTGAAAATGCCTAAGATACAAAAGTACGGCCTTAGCGGGGATAACTACTCGCGCTTTCCGCAAGCGGATTCGCGAAACGATCTCGGTTATGGCCGTACTAGGTTGAAGTTCAGCAAACCAAGGTCTTCGGCTGGTTCGTATCCATACAGCATGGACGATGAGCAAGAGGAAGAATCGGAGAGACTAAGAGACGTTGAAGTCGATGATGTTCCTTCGAGAACAATGACAAGGGTTCGTAGGCACGTTAACACGACGGACTTTGGAGCCGCAGCCGGTACAAATCCTTTTTACTATGCTGGGGCAGCAACTAAGATTAGTGAACAGCAATCTGCCAGAAGGGAAGGCGGCATAGGAGTTACGCTCCCTGCAGGAATAGGGTCATCAACATCTGGTTTTCGAACCATCACGAGACCAACGGGAACAAAGCGAGGTTTCTCGTCTGCGCCATACAGGGTCGATGATTCGGAGACAAAAAATCGCCTTACTGATTTTGTAGATGACGACGACCAAAACCTCAGATTATTTGTCAGAACGATCCTAGCAAAAGAAAAAGAGCGAAACTCAAAGCAGAATAATCGATTTCAAAAGAATACTTACTAAAGTCCAAGAGGATTTGAATGAAAAATTCAATGTACGAACAAGCAATTCTGGATGCACAAAACCTTCGCAAGATGGCCGAGGAGTCAGCGAAGAACAAGCTCATCGAAGCTGTTATGCCACAGTTGAGAGAAATCATTGAGAACGACGTGATCTCTCCAGTCATCAGCGAGTCCATGGATGAGATCGAAGAAGATCACTGCATGAACGATGCGGAAGAAAAGGATGATCTCCTTCTTGACGAAGCCGATGATGACGACGACGAAGTGAACGAGGCCGACGTTATGGCATTGGCCGCTTTGGTTGAGGCAACTTCTCAGCATTCAAGGGACAACCTTAACGAAAGACTTTCAGTCGTGAGGAGAAAGCTGGCAAGAATGCTGGTCATCTCTGAATCGATCGATCACGAGCAGCTTAATGAAGAACATGCCTTTGTTTTCATGAAGAAGCTTAATGCTCTCATTAAAGAAACGATGCGAATCAAAAATGAGGCAATACTTATCAAAGAATCCGGAGACCACCGGTTCTACAATAAATCTGACAAAACTCTACAGGAGATAAAAGAAATGGCACGTCGAATGAACAGGGGAGTCTTCGCTAGACTCTTTGAGGCAGATGAGCTCAATGAGCTTGATGCCACCCTCGTGCTTGAGCCTTCCGAGGACGAAGCTGATGAGGTCGAGGAGCTGCTGGGCGACTTGGACATCGATGTTGAGCTCGGTGGTGATGACGAGGACGATGATGGTGATGCGGACGACATGGACGCTGATGACGAGGGAGACGACGATGAAGAGATCGAGCTCGACCTTGGCGAGGCTGACATGGATGAAGGCATGCACGAAATGGATCATCCTAAGAAAGAGGGCATGCACAAGAGAGAGGGCATGCATAAGAGAGAAGGATACCACGAAATGGATGAGGGCATGCACGAGGATATGGATGAAGGCATGCACGAGGATATGGACGAGGTCTACGAGATCGATGAGTCTACGCTCCGCCGTGCACTTCGAGCCCTTCGCGAGGGCGATGCTGCCGAAGAGGCAGATCAGTTTGGTGGCGCCGAGGTTGAGGGCGACGTGATTGTCGACCTTGACGAGGATGATCTACTACACGCACTTAACGATGTACTTGGCGACGCTCCGGTTCCGAGACCACCACTTGGTGAGTCACGCCGCAGTCGACGCAAGGCGAGACGCTCAAGAATGAATGAGAGCCGCAAGAATCGCGTTCTCCTTTCTGAGCTCAAGAAGGCCAAGCAGGCCAACGGCGAACTGAAGAAGCATCTCCAAGAGATGAACCTCTTCAACGCCAAGCTACTCTACGCAAACAAGCTGATGCAGAACAAGAGCCTCAGCCCGCGTCAGCAGAGAGCTGTTGTCGAAGCACTTGATAGTGCCAAGACACTCAGGGAAGCAAAGCTTCTCTTCCAGAGCCTGTCAAACGGCGTCAAGAAGGGCAAGACCCTTTCTGAGTCAGCTGGCAGGGTCCGCGGTTCTTCGTCAAAATCAACGCCACGCGCTAGCGCTCAGCCGCTGCAAGAGGGTGCTGGACAGACGGATCGTTGGGCAATCTTGGCTGGCATTCCAGGCAAGAAGTAACAACAATCAACCCATTAGGAGAGATAAAGATGTCACGTAAGTTTAGTCTTAATACGCTCACCGAGGGTATCCGTCAGAGGCACCTTGGTCAGCAGAACTCCCGTCTCCTCGAGAAGTGGTCACGTACCGGTCTTCTTCGTGGACTCGACGGGCAGAAGAGAGAGAACATGGCGATGCTCTTGGAGAACCAGGCCGCTCAGGCCCTCCGTGAGTCATCCACAATTGGTACAGGCGGTGGCGCCGGTACTGCTTCAGGCGATCTCGGTGGTTTCACCAACATCGCATTCCCAATCGTTCGTAGAGTCTTCGGCGGCCTAGTTGCCAACGAGCTCGTGTCAATCCAGCCGATGAGCCTGCCTTCTGGCCTGCTCTTCTACCTTGATTACACCTACGGCTCTGTTTCCGGAGCGGCATCAGATGCTGCCGACGGAGCAATGTACAACACCGGTTCATCGATCTACGGTAACCCATCTGGCAAGAGCGTTCAGACAGGTGCTACCCAGGTTGGTGGCATGTACGATCTCGCCGGCGCAGGTTATTCAAGAGTGTTCGCGACGAACACACTTGCAGCTGGTGATCTTATCACCTCTGGTGCCTTCAATACAGCAACGACAATTGGCCTAGGTAACAACCTCATGGCTACAGGCTCCGACGGTGCCTTGATTCAGTTTGACCCTGCTCTTACTTCTCTCATCGAGAACAACAGCGGCGGCTCCGGCCTTTCTGCTGGTGATGCTGTCTACACCGCACTCGTTGTTAAGGCAAGCACAATCGATGACGATTCAGCAACGAAGCCTTGCGACTTCACTGCGATCAAGGAAATCGGTCTGTTCAAGGAGGGTACAACTCCTTATGTTCGTCTCGATTCCGATCTTCAGGGTCAGGGCGAAGGTCTTCTGAACATCCGTCGTCTGAACCAGCTCGTTCGGGTTGCTCCAGCCGGTGCAACAGGTGCTTCTGTTACGTCAATCACCCCAATCTCAACGATCACCGAGGTTACTGGTGATGCTGATGTTGGCGTTCTGTTCATTGTTTCTGGTACTAACGCTGCCGGAACGGCGAACTCAGGTATTACGGTCACCTATGCCCAGGATCCTGTGTTTACATCGTCTAGCGGCGAGACGCTTGTCATCCCGACGTTCGAGTCCGACTTCGGTTCAACTCCTTCTCCGGCGATCCCAGAGATCGACATCAAGATCGAGTCTATCCCTGTCGTCGCTGATACTCGTAAGTTGCGTGCGAAGTGGTCACCAGAGCTTGCTCAGGACCTCAACGCCTACCACAGCCTTGACGCTGAGGTTGAGCTTACCCAGATTCTTTCGGCTCAGATCGCTCTTGAGATCGACCGTGAGATCCTCAATGACCTGCTGCAGGGCGCCTCTGGTGCTAACTTCTTCTGGTCACGTGCACCGGGTAACTTCGTTGACAAGACCACTGGTGTTGACACTGCTACCACGAACGGCGGACTTGCTCCGGCATTCACCGGTACGGTTCGTGAGTGGTACGAGACCCTCATCGAGACGATCATCGACGTTGGTAACACCATCCACCGTAAGACTCTCCGCGGCGCGGCGAACTTCATCGTGGTTGGCCCAGACGTTGCAACGATCCTCGAGGCTTCTGTCTACTACCGTCCGGCTCTGAGCATCGACGGCGACGGTCAGGTTGCTACTCCATTCAGCCTCGGTGCTGAGAGAGTTGGTACTCTGTCCAACCGCTTCACGGTCTACAAGGACCCATACTTCCCACGGAACAAGGTTCTCGTCGGATACAAGGGTGGTTCCTACCTCGAGACCGGTTACGTCTACGCTCCGTACGTGCCGCTCATCGTCACGCCGACGATCTTCGCTCCTGAGGACTTCACCCCGCGTAAGGGTGTCATGACTCGCTACGGTAAGAAGCTTGTCCGTGCCGACTTCTACGGTACTGTCACCTGCCTCAAGATGAACATCATCTGATTTAGGCTGCGTTCGGAATAATCGAACGCGGGGCCGCCCTTAGGGGCGGCCCTTTCTTTTTTTAGACGAGCAAACACATATTTATTTTCGTGAAAAGGAGACAACATGTCCAGAGCACGTATGGTTGCAATCATGCGCCAGAGAGAAGAGGAAGATGCAAAGGCAAAGGCAAAAGCTAAGGCTGCCGAAGAGGCTAAGTTGAAGGCTGAGGCTGACGCCGCTGCTGCGAAGGCAAAAGCTGAAGCCGATGCCAAGGCTGCCGCTGCCGCGGCCGCAGCAAAGAAGACAACTACAAGACGAACCAGAGCTAGGAAGACGACAGCAGAAGACGCGGAGTGATTTGACTGATGGCCACGTTTGCTACAACAACGAACCCAACACCCTTCGGGTTCTTCGATGCCGACAGTGGCTTTCAGTCTGATGCTGATAGCATGATCACCTTTGTCAAGCGAAAGCTCGGCGACGATGTCCTTTCTGTTGAGTTGACCAAGAAGCAAATATGGGCGTGCTTTGAAGAAGCGACGCTAGAATACAGCTCTATCATCAACATGCACGAGGCAGAAAGCACGTTGATGAACCTGCTTGGCGTTGCAACTGGATCAGCAACTTCTGGAAGCTTTAACATTGGACCTCACGGAAAAGAGACGCTTCTGCAGAGGTTCAATCTAGATTTTGCTTCTAGAACAGCATCGGCATACTCCACGGAAGCTTTTGTCGGTGGTGATTACAATCACATCAGCGGATCGATTCAGCTTGTTGATGGCCAGCAAGACTACGACATCTATACTGACTTGAAGGACGAAAATGGAGTTGCGTTAACCGGCTCTATGTCTTCACCAGGAAAGATGCGGGTTACTGAAGTGTTTCACTTTGATCCGCAGGCTGCTTACAGATTCTTTGACACAACATCTGCGATTAACTATCTTTCAAACGAGTTTGCTTTCGAAAGCTTTACTCCCGAAACAGTGTTCTACGTTTTGCCTGTTTTTGAAGATGTTCTTCGAGCAGGCCAGATGGATCTGTCTAATCGAGTTCGGCGTTCTAACTTCTCTTACAAGATTATTGGAACAAAGATTCGTGTGTACCCAACTCCAACCGCAGAAAACCCTAGAAAGCTTTTCATGAGAGTTCTCCTAGGTGCTGATCCATTCAACCCTGCGTACGAGGATTCATCGATATTTGGAACATCGAATGTTTCGAACGCACCGTTTGGACACCTGACCTATCAGAACATCAACTCGATGGGAAGGCAGTGGATTAGGCAGTACGCACTCTCTTGCGCTAAAGAACTCTTGGGACTGATCAGAAACAAGTTTTCTACCGTTCCCATTCCTGGTGGTGACGTTACCCTGAACGGAGGCGAACTGGTCACTCAGGGGCAAACGGAAAAGGAAGCCTACAGAACACAGTTGAGGGAACAACTCGACAAACTAACCTATGGCGCACTTATTACATCTGCAGCAGATGAGGCGGAAGCTTTAAACAGATTGCTTAGACTCATTCCGATGCCTAACGGTCTAACGATCTTTACGGGGTGATAGATGGCTAGACTGTTTATCACGCCTAGAGAGATCGACTTCATTGCCGATGTCACCAAGGAGCTAACAAAGGACGTCATAGGCCAGAAGATCTATTACTATCATGTGCGCGAAGATCTTTCTGAGGTGAGCGAAGTCTACGAGGAAGCACCGGAGAAAGTATTCGATCCTCCGATCGAGATCGAGTGCATTGTAGCATTCCAACCAGGGGAATTTGTTTCTGATCGGTTCGGTGTCGATGAGAAGTACAAACAAGAAGTCTACATTCAGTGGAGAGATCTCGTCGACAAAGGCTTGACCGAGACTGTTCAGACCGGCGACTACTACAGCTACGGAACTAACTTCTTCGAGATCACATCGGTTACGCAAGAAAAGGAAGTGTTCGGACAGATCGATCACTACGTTGGTGTCACGATGCTTGGCGTTCAAGCTCGCCAAGGCCAGATCAGGTTCCAGCCTCTTGGCCCCATTGGCGAGGAGTATAGCGACGAGGGTGCCGTACAAGAAGTGTTTGTGCAGCAGAGGGGATTTGAAGAAAATAGTCTTGGTCTCACTAACGATAAAAGAGCGTTGCAAGAGAAGGGTGTTCTGGACAGTCCAATCACAGGTCCGGCAGAGGTCAGCCCAGAGGGTTCTGACAGCAAGGCCGGTTCTTCATTCTACGATGAGTCATAATGTCAACAAGATACTCAAAAACCTCGAATCACGAGTTTGATACACGACAGGGATACGAAGGTTCGACCGCACCGGAAGACTTTACTATTCCGTCGTGCACCATTGAAGATGTTGACAAGGCTGTGTTCAACCTCTTTGAAAAGGACATTCCCCTCTACTTCCTGATAGGGAAAGAGACACGAAGAATCCCTGTCATCTTTGCGACCGGTGAACGCTTTGCCATCCTAAGAAGGCGTCAACCTCTGCGAGATGAAAACAGCGTTGTGATCCTGCCGCTTATCTCGATTATGAGAACTAGCGTTGACCAGAAGCCTTCGATTGGAAACGGACCACAGCAAACCCTGCCTCAGGTGATTAAGCGTCGGCTTAGCAAAGAAGATCCAAAGTATCAAAGACTTCTAAACAAGCTAGGGCTAAAAAACGATGGCGAGCTTGGAGCAGAGGATACAAGGCGAACCACCGAAGGAATTGATGACTATCTAAAGGAATCCGGAAACGTTCTTCGTTCGGTTCTCAACAACAACCTGGTGGAAACCATAGAGATTCCACCGGTAAAATACTACCAAGCCAGCTATGAAATTACTGTGTGGACCCAGTACACCGCTCAGATGAACGATGTTCTATCTTCGATCATGTCGTCGTATACAAACATGCACCAGCGTGAATTTCGTCTCGAGACGGAAAAGGGTTACTGGTTTGTTGGCTACGTCGACAGTGCATTCTCGCCTGGCA